TCTAATTTCAAGATCTTTTAATTTGTCATCAATAATTCTTTCTTTATTAATAATATTATTTAGAACAGAAGTATAATCATCAATAGATTTACCAATTACAGCCGATGGTTCTTGAGGTGTAGAAATTAAAGGTTCACTAAAAGTAACGTGTTTAGGTTCACTGTAATTTGGATTATAAGCAATTTGTGATGGTTGTTGTAATTGCGATGGTTGTTGTAATTGTGAAACTTGTGTTGGTTGAGAAAATTGATTATTATTACTTCTATTTTCATGTTCTTGTCTAAATTGTTGATCTAATGAACCGTTGTCCATAGTGTCTTGTTGTGAAGTTAGTCTTTTAAATTCTTGTGTTGCTTGTTCATTTGGTGTAATAACAGTATTTCTTTCAGATTCAATACGACGTAAACGTTGTTCAAAAGATTCGAAATTATTGTCAGTTAAATTAACACCATTTGTAATTGTACTATTAAATGCAGAAATATCAGAAAAACTGTCATTATTATCAACACTACCAAATTCATCAGAACCTGAATTCATAGCAGGTGAATTCATAGAAGGAGTATTCATAGAAGGCGAGTTATATGTTGGTGGTTTACGAACACCAATCATACTATCTAATTTTTCTCTTTCAGCCATCAAAGTATCATAACTCTGTGAAATGTCTTTTGAACCAGCAGAAATCATAGGTCTTTCGACAGAAACAACTGCGTGTTGTTTATCACCATAAGGATTAATTTTACTAAACATTCTAAGGTCATTGTCTCTTTGAAATTGAACAGCACTGACATTACTTTTTTCTTTCATTCCAATTTGTTTTAATGTAGTTTGAATAGCAAGTTTATTAATTTGTTCTAAAACTTTTTTATAATTGGATTGATTAATTTTATTATTATCGACATTTCTTGCAATAGTTTTCATATTATTTAAAATAATATTGTTCACCCCCTTTTTATCAATAGTATTTTTTGGCATTTTATTTTCAAGAACAGCTAAAACAGTATTGTTAATAAAATTTAAATTTTCTGGTCTGAAATACGTTTGTTCCATTTATAATAACAATATAAATTATACTTTAATTACTTTCTTTCTTCGTTTTACTAAAATATACGTCTCGGCATTTATTAACTTCGTTATCACTCATTCTACGTTCAATAATTTCTTCGAAAGTTTCACCTTTAAGAAGTCTTAAAATAAAATTAATAGAATAAACACCACACTCAGTATTTTTAAATTGATGTTGGCGATAATTATACAACACGTCAATATCATTAATGTGTTTAAGATTGTATTTACTCATAATGTGTTTACTTGCTTTTGCAAGAAAATTAACGACACGTTTTTCAGGTTGAGTACCAACTGAATCAAAGAAATAAACTTTTTTTTCTTTTGTGTCAATAAATGTAGCAATCCAATGTTGCCCAGACTTGTAATGTTCGTCAGTATTAATCACCATACCAAATTTAGTAAAACCTTGTTTTTCAAGGTCTTCAAAAGACAAATTTTTAATACCTAATACAGGTAATTCACCGAAATCAATAGGTACAGTACCAAGATATTTAAAATTTTTATATTTTCTTTGATATTGTTCCATAACACGATCAATATTAACAGTACTTAACCATGCCCATTGACCTTTTGGGGCATCAGGTTTAAATGTAAATTTTTCTATTTCAAGGTCTCCTATAGAACGTACGAATTTAAGACCTTTCCAACACTTCTCGTCATCATTACAAAAGTCTTTAAGTCTTGTTCTTAATTGTTCTAAAAGAAATTCTCTGTTGTCACTAATTTTAATTAAATTTTCATTAGAAACGTCTGTTTCTTTTTTGTAAAATTTACTATTTTTATTGTTAGAATAATTTTCTTTTAATAAACTATTATTATAAGCATGTGCTATAGTTTTTAGAGATTCTAAAGTATAGCAAGAACCATCTGTGTGATTCTTTCCTGGAGCACAAGATGACATATATTTAAGGTTTAGATAAAATTTGTACGTCATTAACACCTATCTTCATTTCTATAAATACATTGTTAAACGATAAACTGGGATTAACTTCGGGTGTTGTTTCATAAATTTCATTGACATCAAGAAATTCCTTTTCATAAACTAATAGTGAGTCTTCAACAGTAGAACCTTGTAAATTATTAGGAATAGTGATTATTTCACCATCATAAGTTAAAAACTGAAAAGTCATTTTTGTTAATTTAGGTTTAATATCGTCTCTAAAAGTAATTACTGACTTTGCTTCTAACATCATATTATATCCTTGAATTCCTACGTTATATAAAATAATGTCAGTTTGAGGATTAATTTTTGATGAACAAAAGTATTGATAAGGCATATTTAATTCTTTAATTCGTAAAACAACGAATCTTTGATTTACAATATTTTCAGTAAGTAATCTTAAAGGTAATATTACTTGTCTAAAAAATAAATAATTTGCTTCATCTATTTTAGTAGGAAATAAAATATTTTTTGAACCAGCTAAGGGAGACATTTCTATTGTGAATTGAAATGGATTAGGGTTTTCATTAAAATTACGAAATGCTGTATCTATGTAAAATGTATATTCTTTATTTTCACGATCGTTTTGATAAAGTCCTTTCTCAATTATAATTTCTTTATCATCAGGATAAAAAGCACGATGTAGATTATTTGCAATTATACTACTCATAATAAATTAAAGAAATAATATTTAAGTATAGGAAAATGGATAATGAAATTTTAGAAGAAAAAAGTAGTGAATCAGATACAAGAATAATATATAGAAAATTGTGTTGTGATTACACTGTTGCTATTATTACAGTTATATTTATTATTATTGTATTATATATTATTTTAGTTCATTAAGAACAAAGTAATATAAAGAAATAATACTTTACTTTTTATGCGTCTTATTACTCTCTTTACTCTTTTTTCATTTGTGTCTTCAAAATTTCTAAGAAACAATAGCGACCTTACAGAAGGTCTTGGAGGCTGTGAATTAGAGATTATTTGTGCACCAACTCAAGTTCCACTTAATACAAGTTTTACTGTAAATTTTAAATACACTCTACAATTTCCAAGACACGTTGATATTCATTTTGATATCCTTAATGCAGTTACAAAAGAATGGTACGTAGGAACAGAAACAAGTTCAAAGTATCCAATTGGATACATTAGTACAAATATTACTATTCCACCAAATGCTAAACAACCATTTATTTATAAAGTATTCGTAACACCACACGGAGAACGTTTTCCAAATATGTTAGCAGAAAAAGGACTGTACATGATTATTGGTGATACAGTACAAAATAAATGTAAACCATTTAAAAATCATTTTAAAAATCTAACAGAAACAGATTTCGGTGATTATCTTGAAGTTGAACACTTTTGTAACGGGATTTTAACTGTAAAATACAATCTTGAAAGTAATCTTGATGCTACACTTATTGTAGATCACATGAACAAAGAAGATTATCTTATTAATTATGCTTATTCTAAAATGATTACAAATGGTACAGACACAGCAACAATGCAAATTAATAATTATACACAAACAGAAAACAGTTACATTGTTGCTTCTATAGTTCCAGTAAATGGAAACTGGACAGAAAGACTAGCGGAAGCAAGAACATATAAAGTTGATACTTGTTGGTGAAAAAATTGAAAATTTTTTTATTTAGAATTAAAATACAAGTATTATTATGTATTCATTAGTTAAAATTACATCTAAAACATGTACTCCTTGTAAAATTCTTTCAGAAGACTTTGAAGAAGTTACAGAAACATTCCCAGAATTAAACATTGAAGAAATTGAACTAAATGACACAGTAAAAGAAAAATTTAAAGTAGAAAAAATACCATTATTAATTCTAACAGAAAATAACAACGAAATTGGTAGACTACAGAATAGTAGAATTGATAAAGTAATGGAATGGTTAAAATTATTTTTAGTTAAAACTGAAGACTTCTAAAAAAAATCTTTAATTGTATTGATTAACGATGTCACCAATATTATAGTAGTCAGTTAAAACTAATAAAATTGTTTTATTAAAACCTCGTGGTAAAAGTGTGGTATAACCTCGATTAATTCCATAAGTATTTACTTGATATGTCATAAGTATTTGAAAATTAGTATTATCAAAATTGTAATTGGCGTATTTATTAACATCAACTGATGCATTGTATCGCCAAGTATTTACATATTGATTAAAAATGTTATGTGCTTCTACATTAAAAGCATAATTAATTTGATTAGCAAGACTAATATAAAGATTACTAACACCACTAGTTTCACCTTGTCCAGAATAATAATTAATACCTTTTCCATAAATGAAGTCAGTGTCATTGGCTACAGCAGCACGTGCTCTTGCATTATTAAAAATGTTAAGAGAAGCAATTTCTAATAAACGAAAACCTAAATTTTGAGTAGTGCATGAATAAACATTACTTGAAAAAAGTACATTTTCTAATCCAGATACATTGTCATTTAGACCTTCAGTTCCACGAAGAACGACACTACTATTGGGTGAATTTAGAATTGATTCTAAATAAACAGTATTAACAGTTACATTATAAGACACAGTATCAGTATTATCGATATAACTTTTTGTACTAAATAACACATTGTAATTAATGATGTTTAAAAAAATGACATAATTAGAAGGAATAGCCTGATATTGTTCTTGATAAATATTAACTTGTTGATTACTACCAATTGGTGTATAAATAGAAAAAGTAGAATTATAATCAATAACCATACTTGAATTATAATTGTAAGTAGTCATTATACTAATACAATTTATATTAATTCAATCATACTAATAAATTATATTTATTAATTATATCTTCTATATTGTATTTGTCAGTAATAACTACAAGAATCGATTTCATAAATCCAGTTGGATATAAATCAGCAATAGAACCTGTAAAACCATAACCACGATTAACACCATACGTGTTAACTTGATAAGTCATATAAATTTGGAAATTAGTACTATCAAAATTATATTCTTGATATCGATTAACATCATTTGACCCTGTGTATCTCCATGTATCAACATATTGATTAAAAATATTATTAGCTTCAATATTAAAAGAATAATTAATTTGATTGGTTAAAGCAGAATAAAGAGTTCCAACTCCAGATGTTTCACCAGAACCAGAATATAAATTAGTACCAGTGCCATAAATAAAGTCAGAATCATTAGATACTGCTGCACGTGCAGTTGCACTTCCAAAAATATTTAAGGCAGCTAATTCCAGTAAACGAAAACCAAAATGACGTGTACCACTTGTATAAATACTATTATTATTAGTGATATTTTCTAATCCAAAGACATTATCATTTTGACCATATAGTCCACGAAATACAACACTACTATTAGGACTATTTAAAATACTTTGTAAATAAACCTTATTTACAATAATATTTTGATTAACTTGGTTAGTGAAGTCTTCATAATATTTAGTATTGAAAAATGTATTAAAATTGGAAACATTGAGAAAAATGACGTAATTTGTAGCAAAAGTTTTATAAGTATCATCATAAATATTTGCATTTACTACAGTTCCAATTGGTGTGTATAAGCTAAAAATACTGTTGTAATCATATACTAAACTGGAATTATAATTGTACGTTTGATGTGTGGTCATACTAATAATATTATCAAAGAAATTTTTTTATAAAAAAATGAGAAGGAAAAATCCCTTCTAAAAATAAATATGAAAATCGAAAAATTTCCTTCCAAATTTTTTGTTTAGAAGTAAAAAATAATAAGTAATTACATAATAATTTATACAAGAATGTTATATTTAGTAATGATATCACCGATGTTGTAACTGTCACTGAGTACGAGTAAAATAGTTTTGTTAAATCCATTAGGGTAAAATCCACCGACACTTCCAGTGTATCCAACACCTCTGTTAATACCATAAGTATTGACTTGGTAAGTCATCAAGATTTGGAAGTTAGTTGATGTAAAGTTGTATGGTACATATTGATTGACATCATTAGAACCAATGTATCTCCATGTATTAACGTATTGATTAAAGATATTGTTTGATTCTACGTTGAAGGCATAGTTAATTTGGTTAGCAAGGGAACTGTAAAGAGTACCAGTACCTGAGGTTTCACCTTGCCCAGTGTAAAGATTTGTACCATCTCCGTAGATAAATTCGGTATCATTAGCAATAGCAGCACGGGCAGTAGCACTGGAGAAAATATTTAATGCAGCAAGTTCAAGAAGGCGGAAACCGTAGTTTTTAACGCCACTTGAGTAATTACCGTTGTCATTTGTAACATTTTCTAAACCAGTTACTGCGTCATTAGCACCGTGTAATCCACGGAAGACAACACTACTTGCTGGTGAGTTAAGTACTGTTTGTAAATAAGTAGTATTAACAATGACATTTTGATTTACTTGATTGATGAAATCTTCATAAGTTTTATGTGAGAATAAAGAGCCATAACTGCCTACATTTAAAAAAATTACATAGTTAGTGGCAAGTGTTTTATACATATCTTCGTACACATTAGCTTGTGCGGTAGCACCAATAGGTGTAAAAAGAGTGAATGTTGTGTTGTAGTCAAGGACTAAACTGGAGTTGTAGTTATAAGTACCACTTGTAACTGACATTATATAAACTTTAAATAGAATTTAAAATTAATTTAATTTTTTTAACCGCAATTTATAGAACTCGAATCTAGACATTAAATTTTCCTTCCATTTTCAATTTTAAAATGAATTGCTTCCAATCAGTATAACTTTTTTCCTCTTCAAAAAGTAAATTATTTTTTTGTAAAATATTAGCAGAACAATATTTATTGTAATTCTTGTTTCTTCCTAATTTAACAGCAATGTTTATGTAATCTTCTTTAGAATAAGCAATAAGTTCCATAAAATTCATTTTTTTATAAAATCCATAAGTAAAACGTCCATTTAAATGTTTACTAGGTTGAGTAATAACAGGTCTTCCTAAAGCGAATGCTTCTAAACTGGAATTACAACCACCAAATGGAAAAGTATCAATCATAACATCACAAATAGCAATTAAATTTAAATAGTCAAAATGTTTCATACCATTAACAAAGTGAAGTCTTTGACAATTTTTAAAAGACTTTTCAAAACGATTAACAATTCTTTTTTTATTACCAAATGTATCTAATAAAATAAATATACCATCAGGGTCTTTATCAAGAATTCCAGCAATATAAGAATCAAAATTAGGATGTAATTTAAATAATGATTGAGAACATAAATAAATATTAACATTACTACTATATCCTAATTCAATACGTGATTTAAAATTACCAACGTGATGGAATTTTAATGGATTAACATAACAAGTACATAAACTATCTAGTAAAATAGGAGTTTCAGAATAATTTTTCAAATATGAAATAGGGTCTTCATAGTATTTTGAAGTAATAAAGTAATCAATTGTACTAATACCAGAAGTATCACTATGTCCCCAAGTATTAAATTGTACTTTTGCTAAACGTAAATGAGCTAAAAAGTAATAAATAGGATGCATACCAATTTCACAATAAACAAGTACATCTAAATTTAAGTTTTCAACAGTTTCTTTAGCACTGGAAATCTCATTTTTAATTTTAACAAATTTCGCTTTATTAAAAGTGTATTTGATATCTTCATTAAGATCGGAGTCGCAAATGACGTATACATCAAAGTCATTACTTAATTTTGCAATAACAAGATGACGATCTTTATATACAGAATGTACTCTATTTAAGAAAGCAGAAATAAAACCAATTTTAAGTTTTTGATTAGTGTAATTTAAATTTCTAACGTAATTTAATTCTGGACAAATTTTTCTAAAAAATTCACTTTTTTTAACAAAGATTTCTCTTGACGACAATCCATGATAAGACAGCGGAAAGTTTACTGGATCAAATGTATAAGGTAATTTATCTAATTCAAAAGTTTTATCCCAATACAATTGTAATTGAGTTAAAGAATTCTGAATATCTAAGCGTCTTTTAATAATGAGTGACACATTGTCTTCATATTGGTCAAAATGAATACAAAGTCTTACAATAAGTTCAGGATAGTAGTCTTTGAATTTTTCCCAAAGTCTATCAAAGTCATTTTTACTTTCTAATTTATTAAATGTTTTAAAATTAGTAAATAAGACATTAGTAAAGTCTTGAATAAAATTGTCTTCAATAAATTGAACAGACAGTCTTTTTAAAAATAATTCAATTAAGGTACGTTTTTCTGTTACATCAAGTAATGGATAAATTTCACGGAATACATCAATATAATTTCGCATTTCTATATTTTCGATGTCAGGAACGACAAGTAATTTACATAAAATATGACATTTAAAACGGTAATTAAATTCTTTAAATTCTAATGCTTTATTATAAAATATTTTTTTAAATTTAGGAGTAATTGTTGCATCATTATTTTCAAGAATAACTAAGTAGTGTCTAAAAGTTTGATGGTCATTTTTAAACACAATAGAAGCTCTAAATAATTCTTTTTCAATTGATGCGGTGTCTTCAGCGATTGCTAAGAAACTGACAAGTATCATAACTAAAGCATTAAACATATTATATGTAGTAACTTTTTCTAATTCTTGATATACAATTTTTAAACCGTCTTGAATGTCTTTTCTAATAAGATACTTTTTTAATCTTGGGAATAATTTTTCTTCAAAATTAAAGATATGTCTTTTATTTTTAGGTTTATCATTATCAAAATAAGTTTTGTCGTCAAGATTAACGAGAAAACGGATGTCATCGTCATTATTAACAATGTCTAATTCATTATTGTAATTTAAAACTATTGGTGTATTCTCAATGTAATGGAAAACATTAACACTAAAAAAATTTTCATTGTAATACTTAAGATAGTGTTCATGAATTTTATTTAATTTGAATAAATTAATGATGTGTGTTTTAGGAAAAATGACATATTCAATACTTGAACAAAAGTTAATAAAATTAATACGTGATTTACAGTTAGTATTAATAATTAAACATTTACTAAATTTAAAATCGATGTCATCAAAAGACTTGGTGTCAACCAAAATTAAAATTCTGTAGTAAGGATAATCAAGTTGTGCTAATTTACTAACGAGTTTTTGCATTTCACGATAATTTTGATTAGTAACTGTTATTAAAAATATAAATGGTTTATAAAATTTGAAAATATGTTTTTCAAAATCAAAAACAAATTTATAACGATAATTCTGTTTTTGTGAGAAAAATAAAGGATACCTGTGAATAAATATTTTGTATAAAGCAGTTAATTCATCTTCAAATTTATAATTAATAAGTTGATAGTAATTAAAAGAACCATAATTAAGACCCCAAGTTGTTAAAAAGGAATAATTATTACAAGAAGTTAATTCATACAAGTTTTCTTTAGTAATACTTTTGTGAACTAAAAAACACTTAGAATCTTTAATTAAATAACGTTCATCGAAAAAGTAAATTTTATCATTGAGATTAATTTTTTTAAGATGATAAATAAATTCATTATGAAAAAATAAATTGTTGTCAGTTAAATTAATAAATAATTTCCAAGTGTCTTTTTTGTTAAAAAAGTCATCAATTGAAGTAATTTTAATAGGATTTGATAAAAATGCTAAATTTATTTTTATATCAATAAATTTATCTGTGTTCGTTAAATAATAAACTTTCATAATATTTAATTGAGATAATTTTCAGCATCAATTTTTAATTTAGAATGATAAATACGTTCAACTTCTAAAGTAAATGAATAGTCAACGTAATTCATATCAATAGTATTACCATAAGCATCAATTAATTCAATAGAAAATTTATTAATATTTACAGGTTGAAAAAAAATGTGAGTTTTTGTAATAAAATTACTGTTGTCATCAAAAATCATACAATTTTTATGACGATTAATAATAATTTTTGCCATGACGTAGTTGTCATTAAATTTTGTACCTACTTTACCGTAATCATTAATTTTGATAAAAAAGTAATTTTCACCAATAGTTTGAATTATACTTTCTGATGTGTATGTATAAACATTATTTACTTCTTGAACACGAAAACCAAGATAATAACCAAGTGAATTATATTCTGTTTCTACGTCTTGAATAAAAGACAATTGTAATGGAATTGGTGATTCAGTAATTACAGTAACTTTACCTGTATTATTACTAAATGAAAATGTGATGTCAGTACCAACATACGCAACAATTTCATTATTAATTGTTGAAATTAGTTGTTCAGCAGTATAATTACCATCAGGAATAGTAATTTTTACTTCATTTACATACAAATAATTATTACCTCGTTTTTCAGTAAATTCGTAAAAAACATTGGGAAATTCAAAAGAAGATAATCTAATAGAATTAATATTTTTTAATGGGTTGTCTAATTCGTAATTAAATTTACCAGTATTTGAATATAATCGTTTATTTCTAAATCTTGTATCTACATGTAAAACAATAGTTTCCATTTATAATATAAAATATTATTTATTTAATGGATTGTTAAATATTTAAAATAAATATTATTATATATTTAATGGATTGCGATTGTGACTCGAAACAATTTTTTCCACCAGAAGACATGGAAAAGAAGATTTTAGATGAACAAAAACAAGTTATGAAACAAATGGCACGTGAATTAGTAAATATTCTTGCAACTAGAATGACAGATTTGAAAAAATCAGATGAACTTAAAGATGCTATAGAAAATAGAATTCAATCAAAATTTGATTTTAAAGATAAAAAGAAATGAAATTTTTTTTAAATCAAAAAAAAATTTGTCTTATAATTATAATGTGTGATGCTAAATGCTTTTTTCTACAAAAAGATATTTTCGCTTCTTTTATGTCAGCATTTGTAAGTGATGTTAATTATATAAAAGAATATCTTGAACACGAATTGTCTACGATTATTAATGTAGTTAAAATAACATTATTTAACGTTGCTACTTTTGGTATCGGTCTTCAAACACACACAGTCACTACAATGAGAGTAAAACAAAATTATTTACAATATATGGCAAAATATGGAGTTCCAGAAGATGGTAATTGGGAACCAGAAAAGTTAAGAGAATTTGACTAATGATTAATTACAGTGTCACCAAATGGGATTTGTCTTGTAAAGAATTTTCCTGACACTCCACAATCAGATTCATTCTTTCTTAAAGTGTCGCAAGACTTGTAATTAATATCTCCAGTAATAAGATTGGTTGTTCCAAATAATTTACAACGTACACCAAATTCGTCAAGAATTACGTGCTCACAATTCATACAAATAGGATAATCAACAATAGCATAAGGACTAAAACTTACAAGAAAAGCATTAGCAGTATAAGACAGCATAGTTAAAATAGCACGAAACATCATTAGTAATAAGTATTAATTCTAGTAATATAGTAAAAAAAATATCAATTATTCGGGTGATGCCTAAAGGCATCAATTCGTAAGATGCTTTCGCATCTTACTCAGTTTCACCAAATTGTAATATTAAGTGAAATTTTATGAATTTCACAACTACGTTAGGTTTAATTTTTTCTTAGCGTAGCTTTAATTTTCAATTTGGCGAAGCCGAGCGTAGCGAGTTTTTACGTAGTAAAACCCGTTTAAACAAATATTAGTGATAATATTTATGCATACTACAAGGATACGATTGCCACCACCAAATAGAAATAATAAAACGTTTTTGTTGTTTGCTATTATTTATAGTATTTGGAATAATAATAAAAAGAAATAATAAATTTACTTAGTTTTACTTTTAGGTGGAAGAATTTGGTTTATAGCAAACCAATAGTGACCATTAACACCACAGTAATCATTTTTACTACGTGCTGTAAGACAAGGTAAATATTTAATTTCATTTGTGTACAAATTAAGTCTTCCAAATGCTTTACATTTGGCTATACCATTTTCATAGAAAAGATGGACACAACTAAGACAAACTGGAAAAAATTGCTTATACATATATTTATATATATATAATATTCATTTTAGAAAAATTATAATAATGTGTTATATTGTGTCATTTTATAACATGGTATTTCACTGTAAGTAGTGAAGTAATTTGGTAGAAATTACTAAAACTGTTTATACATATATTTGTATAATATTATAAATGGATTTTCTACAACAATTTTTAATTCAAGTAATTATAGTTATTTTAACTACTCGTGTTTTGTCTCTATTTTTACATAAAATTAATCAACCTCGTGTTATTGCTGAAGTACTTGGTGGAATAATGTTAGGACCATCTGTATTAGGAGACTATTCAATTACATTATTTCCAAAGGATTCTTTAAAAGAAATAGCCGTTGTAGCAAATATTGGATTAATTTTGTATTTATTTTTAATTGGAATTGAAATGGACATCAATGCTACTTTTAAAAATTTTAAAAAGACAATATTTATAGCTTCATTAGGAATAGTAATACCTTTTATTTTTGGATTTACAGTATCAAAGTACTTTTATACATTGTATCCAAGTAGTGTAAGTTTATCTACTTTCTCTGTATTCATTTGTGTAGCAATGGGTATTACTGCTTTTCCTGTATTATGTAGAATATTAAACGAAACAAATATGTTAAAAACAACTGTTGGAATAACTGCTTTAAGTGCAGCATCAATTGATGACATTTTTGCTTGGTGTTCATTAGCATATTCAGTAGCAATGATAAAATCAAGCAGTCCACTAACGGCATTACTAACCTTTTTCTATATTATTGTGTATGCTACAGGTATTATTGTTATATTTAGACCTTGGTGGTGTAAATTAATAAATTTTGTATATTTATCAAAATCACATGCATTACAAATGATGTTTATCTCTTTAACATATTTAATGATATTTGTATCTGCACTTGTTACAGAAGTAATAGGCGTACATGCAATCTTTGGTGCATTTTTATTCGGATTAGCAATGCCAAGAAGTCATCCCTTTACAATCGAGATTACAGGACATCTTGAAGAATTAGTACAAATTGTATTTTTACCATTATACTTCACATTGTCAGGTCTTCGTACTAATTTACGTAGTAATATAAATTTAGTTGTATTGTCAGTTATTATTGCTACTGCCACAGCATCAAAATTTGTAGGTTGTTTTATTGGTTCAAAATTGATTGGAATGTCATGGAGAGAATCTACAGCAATAGGTATTTTAATGAATACTCGTGGTCTAGTAGAATTAATTGTATTAAATGTTGGATTAGAAGCAAAAGTAATTACACAAGAAATATTTAGTATGATGGTTATTATGGCTTTGGTAAGTACAGTAGTTACTACACCAGTATTAAATTGGGTATATCCAGAACAACACAGAAAATATTTAACTGTAATTTCAGAAGAAATAAATTCATTAGTAATAGTTAATTCAATTAATGAAATTCCTTGTATAGTTAATGTAATTTCACTTCTCAAATTTAAAAATATCAATGCTATAACTTTTACAGAATCATCAACTAAAACTACAGACATTGTCAAAGCATTAGAACCATCAACAAGTAATGAAGAACAATTAATTTTATTAGAAACAATTGGTGTATTAATTGGTTCTAAAATAAAAACAAAAGAAATTATAGGAAATCCTAATACATTTTCAAATGAATTAATTAGAATCATTGAAAATAAAAGAATAGATTACGCATTAATTCCATATTATTCAACAAGTTGTTTTATTACAAATTCATATAAAAATATTATTCAAGATGCGTCAAATTTTATTCACAATGTAGTTTATTTAAAAATATCAAAAAGTGGATTTCAGTTTAATAAAAAATTAAATGTATTAGCAATTATTACAGATTATACATTATTTGAAATAATTAATAATCTTGATAATGTAAATTTAACTGTACTTGTATTAAATGAAAAATTAACTATTGATTTTAAATGGAATGAACAGGTTTTTATGACTGATAATGAATCCAGTTCATTACTTCGTATTATTAATGACAATTCATTTGACATTATTATTGCAAGTAATACTAATTATTTACTTGAAGGAACTTATGAATCGATTGATTGTTTAGGAAGTATTGGTACATTTTTAAGTGATCTAAGTGTTACGTCTCTAATTGTCAATAAAAATTCATTAGTTGATATTATCCTTAATTAAATACAAATTAATTAATAAAGTATGATTAACATAAAAAATATTGATGGTCTTGAATTACTAAAGTCGATACAAAATAAATCAATTGATCTTATTTTAACTGATCCACCATATATTATATCTAGAGAATCTGGAATGAATACACACTATAACAATGTAAAAAATAATGTTAAAGAATTTGTAAAAACAGAAGAAGAATGGACTTCTTATAAAAAAGAAAAAGAAATAAAAGACGATTCAAAGAAAGAAAAATTATCTTAAATATGGAACTATTTATGGTAAGAAGTATTGTGTTAAGACAAACTATGGTGATTGGGACTCTACTTTTACAATGGAAATATTAGAAACGTACATTGCCAATTTTTATGATAAATTAAAAGTTGGAGGTACTTTAATTATTTTTTTTGATATTTGGAAAATTAGTTATTTAAAAGAACTTTTAGAAAAATATAAATTTAAACAAATACGTTTTATTGAGTGGATCAAACAAAATGCAATGCCATTAAATTCTAAAGTAAATTATTTAACTAATTGTAGAGAAATAGCTTTAGTTGCTGTTAAAGGAAGTAAAAATACTTTTAACAGTTCATACGACAATGGAATTTACAACTTTCCATTACAAGGTGGAAAAAATAGATTTCATCCAACACAAAAAAGTCTTTCATTATTTGAGGAATTAATTAAAAAACATTCAAACGAAGGTGATCTTGTTCTTGATACATTTTTAGGCGGTGGTACAACAGTAATTGCTTGTAAAAATACAAATAGAAATTTTATTGGTTCTGAAATTTCTAAAGAATACTATGACAAAATAAAACAGTTAATTTAGTAATTTTCTAAATCGTCCATATCAGTTTCTTCTTCACTTTCTTCCAACATTTTAAGCAAATTTAAAAACCATTCACTAGTTTGTACAATTGCTTTCATTTTTCCAGTACAATCATCTTGAGTGTCTTTCCATTCAAGTAGAATATCAATTTCAACAATTTCTTTAGAAATTAATTTATTAAAAAGAATAACAATTAAATATGTATTATTTACTTTTGGAAATTTTAATTTATCTAAATGTGTTACAAGAACATTAATAATTGCATGTTGTTTGTCTGTGTTGTCTTTAACAAGATATTTTAATCCAAGTCCATACTCGTTGTCTTCTAACCAAGAAAAATCGTCTGCTGGTGTAACATCACAAATGTATTTTAAGAGGTATTCTGGTTCTACATTATCTGTATTACCCAGTTCTTCAACAAGTTTTTCACCTTTATAATCATAAAATTTCTTATATAACTCAGGATTATATTCTTGCTTTTCATTTTTTAAAATAGTAATTGTTACTGTTTCTTTTTTAGGGATGATTTCATCGTCTCGGTCCCGTTTATATTCAATACAACCTTCAAACTGATTTACAGGAATTCTTTCAACCACTTTATTAATAGTAGTTATTGGTTTAGTAATTTTATATTTACTACCTTTTACAAATTGAATTGAAAGGTCATTTTCTTTTTTAATGTATTTTGGCACATAGTTCTTTTTTTGACGAATATTATTATTATTAATATAATAATCGAGATTACGCACAGGTTCAACATTAACCAAGTCACCACGTACAATTTTTGTATGTACAATAGGTTTATTATTACGTTTTCTTTCAACATAGGGTCTATTAAATTTTTTAATAGGTTCAAAACTAAAATTAATTAACGAAGGATCAACATGTTTTTTTGACATTACTGTTATTATATAATATTATTTATTTAACTTGTTTTTACGAACATTACTCAGATGACTTGCCACTTCTTTTGTTCTTTGTTCATCACTTTTGTTGTCATTTTGTTCTTCTAATTTAGAAATGAAGAAATACAAAATTTCAGTATCATCTGGATTATCAAGTAATTTTTGTAATAAAAAAGGAAATCTATTTGAAAAATTAGGGAGTTTAGAATCGACTAAATCTAAATATTGTGCATATTTTTCTTTTCTCATTGTTGTCATTTCATCAGATTTTAAATAATCAACAATAACAGGTACAGCATTGCGAAGTGTTTGAGGAATGTTATTCATTTCTAAAATGCTTGAATCAATTTCACTAAGGTCCATTAAATATAATTATTATTAATTCTTTTAGTAATTTAGTCTTGTCTTTGACAAGACCTACGGTGAAATTCTACGAATTTCACGATTACATCTGGTATTTTTTGATTTACAATAATTTATTTTTAATAATTATTATTTCTGTAATAATTATATGTACAATAGATTAACAACTGTTTTTGAATTACTTGTAATACTTACATCAATTATGTTATATTTTGTTAGTTTTCATGCAGTAGTTCATGGTAAAGTTATAAAAATTATAAACAGAACGAAAGAAAAACCATATTATACTTATATTGTAAGATACAACTTTTTAAAACGTTTTAATATTGAAAAGAAATATAGAACAATTAAAAGAAAACCAAAAATATATGTAAATACAGGTGTGTTTATATATTTAAATTACTATGGTTCAGTTAAAAATATTAATTTTAGACCCATTATTCAAGAAGAAAGAAATAATCAAGAACACATCGTGTTTTTAAGAATATTATTTATTGCAAGTTTAATTGGATATTTATATTTTGTTTATTTAGGTCATGACTTTATACCATTTGTAAGTAATTGAAAATACAGATAAGGTTTATGTAAAAAGTGTGGTACGTAATTTGGTACTGCCATTAACCGACTGTGTTCAAGTGCAGTATAAATTCTAGTTGTTATTTGATAACAATTGTAGTTTACACATTGATAGAAATAAAAATTTTTGTTATTCGGTGTATTTAGAATAATCTTTTCATTTTTCATAATATTATTATTTAAGTTTTTCTTCTTTAAATACTTAATGACTAAGACCAAACGAAAAAGTGAAAATAATCTAGAAAGTTTATTTAAGAAAATAAAAATTAATGAATCAAACACTAACAAAAGAAAAGAAATTGAAGACCTTCATACCACTTTTAAAAAAATGAAAATTAATTCTTCAAAAAAAAGAAAAGAAATTGAAGACAACTCCTTTACTGTAAAAAAACAAAAAGTTGAAAGTGTGGTAAAAAAAGAATTTAAAATTGAAGACTTTTGTTTTAAACCTATTATACATAATCCAATATATATTTATTAAATGACAGAATTTTGTGAACACTTTTTTAAATTTATGAAAAGTTTTATAGAAAAAAATAACATTGATAAAAGAGAAGCTTATTATGTTTTAAGTGAAAATGAAAATATAACATTTGAAATAATAAAAAGTAATTTAGATTTACCATGGCGAGTATCTGAAAATCCAAATGTAACAATGAAAGACATCCTAGATAATCCAGAATTAAATTGGAATTACACTATGTTAAGTTACAACAAAAAATTAACTTGGGACCTTGTTAGAAATAATTTAGATAAACATTGGTCATGGAGAAGACTATCATTTCAAAGATGTATTACATTTGACATTATTAAAAATAATGTGACACTTCCATGGAACTGGGACTATATTAGTGAAAATCCAAATATTACTTTAGATGACATTAGACACAATTTTAATTTACCATGGTCGTGGAAGACATTACATACGAATAAACACATGACTCTTGATTTTATAAAAGAATTTATAGAACAACCATGGGACTGGGACCTAATTTCTTTGGAGTTAAAAATTACACTTGAAGACTATAATAATAATCCATATTTACCATGGAATTTAAAAAATTTGTGTAATAATATTTATTTTATAAAAAATCAATTATTAATTGGTAATAAATATTATCAAAGTCTTCTTTTAGACTATTCTATTATAAAAGATAATCCAGATAAAAATTGGTTATGGAGTTGTGTAAGTAGAAATAAATCTGTTACACATCAAGTGATTTTAGAAAATCAAGATAAACCCTGGGACAATTTTAATATTTCATTTAATCCAAGTATTACAGTAGAAGACGTTTTTCATTATCCAGACACACGTTGGTATTTTCCAAATTTTGCATCAAATGACAATATTACTTTTTATTTTCTTGAAAGGTATTATACTAAAAAATGGTTTTTAGATGACCTTTTTTTAAATAAATTTGAAGGAGAAAAAGAAATATTTTATAAAAAAAAAGAGTGTATCAAAAATACTAGAAAATTTAAAGAAGAATTAATACAAAAAGTATTAAGTCCAGAAAGACTGACACGATTTTTAGAAAAAGGACACACTATAGATGAATGGTGTAATTACTAAAAATTGAAAAAAAAAGTATTAAAATACACATCAAACTATTATGTGTCAAGGTACTATGTATATGTTCTGCTTTTTAGTTGTAACACTATTTTTCTTTGCAATTCAAGTATATGCTGTACAATTAGCATGGAATAACAGTATTCCAGAAATTTTTAAACTACCACACATTACATTCCTAGGTGCATTTTGCTTACTATTTCTGGCACAATCATTCTTTACATCAACTATTCAAAATATTTCAAATGTATCTCAATCAAACAATCATAGTGAATTCAGTAGTGAAGTATAATTTTTTGTAAAAAAAATTTTCTTTAAAGACTTCTTGTTTAAATTAATTATGATAGACATTAAATATTATATTTTATATGTTATAGCATTTATTTTTATGATTATTTGTTCCTGTATATTTATGTACAAGTATTGTATTACAAGAAATACACCAGAAAGAAATTATACAGTAAATTATGTATAGTATAATCTGTAATAGTAAATTAGAGTGTGTAACAGTAAAGGACTACATCTTCTACAACGAATACAAAAAATATAATAATAATAAATGTGAATTAATTAATTCTTATATGAAGAAGTACTTCGCAGAAAACAGATATACTGTAGAATGTATAGAAAAAAAAATCAAAATTAAAAAAATTTAATATAGTATGAATTCAGTATTTAACTTTAAAAAATTTGATTTAAATAACATTGCAGACCATGCAGCTATTTGTTGTGTAGCTGCTAGAAGAAAAGGAAAATCAATATTAGTACGAGACATACTTTTACATAAAAAAGATTATCCTGCAGGTGTTGTAATCGCACCTACAGATAAACTTTCGGGATTTTATAATGAATTTTTTCCACCATCATTTATTCACTACGAATACAGCAGTGAACTCCTTAGTAAAATATTTTTACGACAATCGTTATTAATAGAAAAGAATAAAGAAAGAAAAGCAAGAGGGAAACCATTATTGGATACAAGATTATTCTTAATTATGGACGACTGTTTAGCACAAAAAGGATTATGGGCAAAAGATCCAAATATTTTAGAATTATTACAAAATGGAAGACATTACCACATCACATTTATATTAACGATGCAATATTCACTTGGTATATCACCAGAACTTCGTGGTAATTTTGATTATGTTTTTTTATTAGGAGAAGATTTCATCAGTAATCAAAAAAGACTTTATGAACACTACGCAGGTATGTTTCCTACATTTGATATATTTAAAAGAGCATTTACGAAAATAACAGATAATTATGGGGTAATGGTAATTACTAAAGACTCAGGAACTAACGTTACAGACAAAGTTTATTGGTATAAAGTAAATGTTAAAAATATGACAAAAAGATTTACTTTAGGATCTAAAATGTTTAAAAGTTTTAATGAACGTTATTATAACGAAAATTGGAATAAAATTAGAAAAGTCTTTGATGTAGATGAATATCTAAATAAAAAGAACAAACTAAATATAGACATCAATTTACAAAAAAATTGAAAAAAAAACTATATAACGATATAACACTATATAATATCAATGTACGTGAGTCCTCTAAAAAACCTTATTGACACCATTAATAATGGTACTGTTGTTGGTGAAGACAAAGCGACATCGCCACCTTTCTTTAAGAAAGAGATGAAAGAACATCAATTAAAAGCACTTCACAGAATGCGACTACTCGAGACAAGAAACAATATTCAACTTGATGGAAAACTAATTGATACATCATATGGTTTCTTATGTGATAAAGTAGGGTCTGGTAAAACAGTGATGTTACTTGGTACAATTTGTAGTAATCCTGTGATTACTGGTGAAAATTCACAACGTGTACTTTCAATGAATAGTTATGAACATGTTCGTTCCAGAATTATGGCAATTGTAGAAACTAATTCACATCCAAGTAATGTTATTGTTGTTCCAAGATCAATTTTCAATCAATGGGAAAACTGTATTAAAGAATTTACAAATTTTGATTACATCAAAATTACGAGTTATTCACAAATTGTGTCGCTAAGTGAAACACAAAATGTAGAACCACCACCTATTATTTTAGTACCAAATACACTGTATAATGACTTTGCAAGAAAATTTAAAAATAAATTTTTCTCTCGAGTGATTTTTGATGAAGTAGATAGTCTTAACATTCCAAGTACTGAAGATATTAATGCATACTTCTACTGGTTTGTATCAGCATCAATTAAAAATATTATTTACAATGGAAGACGTAATAAAGGTTTCTTAACAGACCTATTAAAGAATATGCAAAGAAATTGGCTTAATTCAAGTCTTTTATTTGTAAAGAATCCAGACCAAATCGTAGATCAATCAATGCAATTACCAGAAATTATTACTCATATTATTAAATGTAAATCTAATGGTGTTCTGAACGTATTAGGAAATGCTATTTCAGATGAAATTAAATTAATGATTAATGCAGGAGACATCGTATCCGCAATTAAAGAACTGAATATTTATAATGGTGAATCAGAAAACATTATTACTATTACAACAGAAAATCTTCAAAAGAAACTTAGTAATGAAGAGATGAAACTAACACTTCTTAATTCTTTAGTGTTCCCTTCAGAAAATGAAAAACTAAAGTCTATTGAAGCACAGGAAAAGATTATTAATGAACTAAAAACAAAAATTAATTCAATTAAAGAACGAATTGAAAGTGAAGAACTAGATCCTATTACATACGAAGAAATTACAAACCCAGTAATTGTAAATTGTTGTCAAAATAAATTTGAATTTACATCAATTATTGAATACATTTCGATCCAAAATAAAAAGAAAACTCGTGTTGATTGCCCAATGTGTAGAGCACCAAATCTATCACCACAAAAACTAATTTATCTACACACAATTGAACCTACAGAAGAAATTGAGTCACAAGAATATGATTATACGAAACATGATAAATATCAAAATTTAGAATATATTCTAAGTAACTTTATTCCACAAAATAAGAAAATTTTAATTATGTCAGAATTTGATTATTTTTCATCAAAATTAACTGATGTACTGAAAAATCAAGATCGTAAATATATGGAACTTCATACTGCATACGTTCAAGTATCTAAAGTTGTACAACACTATAAAACAGGAGATGTAGATGTACTTTTAATGAATGCTCGAGAATATGGTGCAGGAATTAATCTTGAAAACACAGACCACGTCATTATTTTACATAAAATGAATTCAGAACTTGAGAAACAAGTTATTGGACGTGCACAACGTTTAGGAAGAACAACACAACTAAATGTATGGAAGATTTATCATTCAAATGAAATTTAAGTACTATTACTAATTACAATACCTCCGTGATAATCACTTGTAATTTTTGTGTTACGCAATTTATTTACATCAAAGTGATCATAATAATAATTATTCTTAACGTCAATAAATTTAATATATAAAATTGTTTCATTAAAAAACGTACTAAATGAAAAACCATTAAAGACGTATCCTATACTTGCTATATAAGGTAATTCAATAAATTCATCATAAAATTTAATAAATAAATTAGTAATTGGTCGAATGTAATTTCGAACAGTTATTGTAAAATAATATGGATTAAATAATTCTTTAAAAGTACTTGCTGTTAAATATTTAGTGTCTCTTTGTTTACAAGTTACATCGGAACACAACAGGTATTCTGGTTTTTCATTTTCAAGAACAGGACAATCAATAGCTTTCCAATAAACATTTTGTGTATTACCATTATGAAAGATAGTGTCATCATAAACGTCAATATCTAAGAAATTTTCAGTACAAATTGGGTCATTACATTGATCGAAAACCATAGCAATTGCAGAATGAAGTGGAGTGTCAGTATGATTTGTTAATTCAAAATTTAATAAAGGTAAATTGTCTATAGAACTAATATTTAAACACATACCACAAACTAATTGTCCTTGTGTTTTGTCATTAATACTTGAGATTGTGTCACTACCAAATTGATGTTTAGATAAACCAACACCAAAAAATACTCTACCACTTGTAAATAATTTTGGACCAGCAGATGTATTACGGGACACCGTATTAAATCCAGTCATTTTACAATATCCTAATTGTTTTTGCATATCGTTGTAAGTTCCTAATGCAGAAAAAGCCAGTACTGTTGTCAACAAAGTAAAATTCTGTGCCATATATATTTTAGTAAGAAAATAATTATTACTTAGAAAAATAATAATTATATTAATTATGGTTAAAAATATTAAAGGAGGTAGTAGAACAAAATCTATAGCAAGAAAAAAACAAAATCAACTAACCAGTAATAATATGGTATATCCAAGTGGAAATACACAAATGTTAGTTGAAGTATATAAAGTTGGGAATCAATATGATTATTGGACTTTTAATCCAAGGTTATTTAAAAGTACAGATGAAAATAAAGTAATGTGGTTGGCAAGAAAAAGAGCAGGAGGTGGAATTAGTCCAGCAGGAACTATTTTTTTAGTGGAACATCGTGAATGTGATTCAAATAGTTCAAAAAAAAGAGTTGATGTTTTACATGTTTATACACCAGAACAAAAACAAATTTTAGAAGAGGAAGGTCATCTTGAATTAGGAAATACTAATACTATTCTTGAAAAAATAGAACAAGTAGATTTATTCAAAGACATTGATGTATCTAAATATGATGACATTGAAGCCTTTGATTTTGATGACATCTAAATTAGTTTATTTACGGTCTTGTGGTTCGAGATAAGACATACTAAGTAAATCAAAAATTTGTTTTTCAGAGGTAGGATAAATAAATTTTTTAGTTTTAGTTTCTTGTAAATTGTATTCACTAAGTTTATAACCTAATTTTTTAGCAATACTACGCATATTTGTATTAAAGTCTTTAGGACCTGTAAAATACAAAGATGCTGTGAAACGTGATTTCCATTCAATTAATCTAATATCAATTCTACGTACAGTGTCTTTTTCAGTAGAAATACAAAAACCCATATATTTAGTTTTTAGTGTACTTAAATTATTTGTAAGATGATCAATTAAAAATTTTTGTTCAATTAAATAATTAATAAAAGAACTTAAAATTTTTTTGTCTTCTTGATGAAAAAGAAGAATGTCAATGTCATTAGAATATTCTTTCTTTCTTCTAAAAGAACCACAAGTTAAATAATGTAACTTGGGGTCAAATTTTTTAACAGCTCTTTTAAAAGACTTGTTAATAATTTTCATTTCTGTGTGAGGTATCTGTTCTTTAAATTTAATAGGACCAAAGTAATATTTCAAAATTAACTGAATACGGTGCGTAACATTAATATTTCCCTTATTAACTTCAGAGTTTAATTCTTCAATACTTTTAATTCCAGAGTTATATAACTTTCTTGCAGTAACGTCTCCAACTAATTCTTGAAATTTTAGTAAATCAATAGGAATATTGTGTTTTAATTCTGAAAGTTTTCCAGTTTCTAAAATTTCTTCTATTCGTGAAAGAATACCTTTACCAATACCAGGTGTATTTTCTAACATTTTAATTGAAGTAATTTTATGTGAGATTTTAGAGATAATAGAAATGGCATTTAAAATACTACGAATTCTAAATTTATCAGTTGGTTCTGGTTTTTTACTTGTTTTAATTTCATTGACAAGTACTTTTAATTCGTTAATAATTGTATCATTCATACTAATAAGTATTATTATTATTTTTTTAATTTAATTTTCTATTTTATTTTATAAATGAATCAAAAAGAAGTAAAAAAAAATTATAAGAAATATATTATACCAAAATCAATTAGTTCAAAACCAATAACTGAGTTATGTAAGCCACCTAAAAAATTTAAACATCAATTACCACAAAAATTTTTAAGTGAATTTATGAAATCAACTAAACAAAATGGAATACTTGTTTTTCATCAAATTGGTTCAGGTAAAACCTGTACAGCAATTAGTATTGCTGAAAAACATAAAAAGAAAAAAAATATTGTTGTATTATTACCTGCATCATTAATTGGTAATTTTCGTGATGAATTAAGAAGTCTTTGTGCTTCTAATGAATACATGACAGAAGTTGAACGTAATTCATTTAATGAATTATCTTTAATAGAACAAAAAGCACTTATTAAGAGAACTGATGAACGTATTGATCGTTATTATAATATTATGTCTTATAATAAATTTTTAACAAGTCGTGTTTCATTAAAAAATTCAGTACTAATTATAGATGAAATTCAGAATATGATTTCAATGGAAGGAAGTTTTTATAATAAAATTAAAAAAGCAATTGACAATGCTCCAGATGATTTAAAAGTAATATTATTGTCTGCTACACCAATTTTTGATAAACCAATAGAAATTGCTTTAACATTAAATTTATTACCATTGAAAAATAAATTTGATATTGATACTTTTAATGACACTTTTATTAAAAGTAATGGTTTAGAAATGAAAAATAAAACTTTATTTAAAAAAATGACAAAAGGTGTTATTTCATTTTATCGTGGAATGCCTAAACAAACTTTTCCAAAGGCGAATATAAATATTGTAAAGTGTAAAATGGAACCATTTCAAAATAAAAGTTACAATATTGTTTTAAGTAAAGAAGCAAAAAAGAAAGTTGATATAGTTAAATTACCAAATAATTTTTTTATTGGAAGTAGAATAATATCAAATATCGCATTTCCAAATAATAAAGTAAATAAAAAAGGTTTTGAAAGTTGGACTGGAAAAGTATTAGAAAAAGAAAATTTAAAAAAATATTCAATTAAATTTTATAAAATTCTAAAAAAAATAAAACAAGCAGAAGGTAAAGTTTTTATTTATTCTAATTTTTTAAAATATGGTGGTATAGGTAGTTTAGTAGAAGTACTTAAATATCACAATTATTACGATTTTAAAGAATACATGAAAATGGATACTAATACTCGTGATAAAAAGAAATTTTTTGCTGTTTGGTCTGGTGATGAAACTTTACAATACAAAGAAACTATTAAACACTTTTATAATTTAAAAAATTCACCATTACAAATTATTTTAGGTTCTTCTGCAGCAAAGGAAGGTATTAGTTTTAAACGTGTTAGACAAATACACATTTTAGAACCTTATTGGAATGCAGCAAGAATAAAACAAATTATTGGTAGAGGAGTACGTTATTGTTCTCATGCAGATTTACCTGCTAAACAAAGAAAAGTAGACATCTTTATTTATCTATCAGTAAGACAAAATGAAAGAAATTATTCTAAAGAAGAAAATATAATTAAACAAATGTCAATAGATCGTTATATACAACATTTATCAGATTCTAAAAATAAATTAATTGAAGAATTTGAAAAGTGTATGAAAGAAGTAGCTGTTGATTGTGAATTAAATAAAGCACTCAATGGTGTAAAGTGTAGTGAAACTTAAATTTATTTATAGAAATACTTCTAGTATAAATTATGAATACTAATCCTAAAAAAAATTACTCTAAAAAAGGTAATGTAAAAACACCTGTTAAAGAAGAAGAACCTAAAAAAGTTGTACCTTTAAAAAAACTCCCAGTACATCCATTAGATAGATATTACAATCCAATTACTGGTTCAAGATACGAAATTCTTGCTGAGCAATTTAGTTAAAGTGTTAAATAAGTATGAGGGAAAGTTTTACCATGTTGTTGTTGGCTTTGAATGTACTTTCTTAATTCTTCAGAATCAACAATAAATACACGTTCTATTACTTTACCATTTATAACAGCAATTGCATTAGCTTTGACATCATCTGACTTATTTTTATTAAATTCAATTAAAAGAGAATTAAATTTTTCTTTAAAATCACTAATAGCTTTTTTATTATCTTCATTATCTTTATTTTTTAATAATTTACGAAATGCTTCTGTATTATCTATTAAAAATTTAATTTTTTCTATTAAACTGTTATCTGTTAATGGTGTTTTTTGTTTTTGATTATTCACAATATAAATTTTGTCTTTGTTAATATTTAATGAATAAAAATTTTCATCATCGTTTATTGTATCATGTAAAGAAAAATCACTTTCAGATAAAAATCCTAAATGTATATTGCGGTCTTTTATTCTTGTTTTTCTATCTTTTACGTATCTAAATGGTATTACTGCTTTATTATTTAAAGAGATAATAGATTGGCTTTCAGCAATATCTTTTGCTACTTTTTTAGCTACATTTTTAATAGAAGTAGTAGCAGTATTAACTACTGTTGATATTAATGGTGTTCTTGGTGTTGTTACTGGTTTTGGAGATGATGGAGAATTTTTTGACACTTGTATTGCAGTTTTTTCTCTTTCAGCTTTTGCTCTTTCAGCTTTTTCTCTTTCAGCTTTTTCTCTTTCAGCTTTTTCTCTTTCAGCTTTTTCTCTTTCAGCCTTTTCTTTTGCAATTCTTGCTGCTTTTTCTCTTTCAGCTTTTTCTCTTTCAGCCTTTTCTCTTGCAATTCTTGCTGCTTTTTCTGCAGCTTTTTCTCTTGCAACTTTTTCTCTTTCAGCCTTTTCTCTTGCAATTCTTGCTGCTTTTTCAGCAGCTTTACGATCATCTTCAGCTTTTTTAGCTGTATTTTGTACAGGTGTTTTCTTTTTTGAACCAGCAATTAATTCAAGATATTTCTTTTTATATTTCAAGTACTTTTGAAAATCAGTTTCCATTATATTATTTAGTAGAAAAAAAATTAGTAATACTAAAATAATATTAGTATTAATGAATGATTTATTAAATTCTATATTACCATACGGTGAAACAACAGATATGGTATTAGTTACAAGATTACATAAAATAATACAAAATAAAGAATTATCAATAAAATTATTAAGTGAATATAATTTTTGGTATAATAATTCCGAACAAGTTTTTTGGAGTGAAAATCACTTTATTATGAATGTATCAAGTGAATACATACTAAAAGTAAACTGCAATGAATTAATTAGTACAAATTTAGTAGACAGACTACACGCTTTTTTAGATACAAAAATAAATATTGGTTTTGCTGAGTTTTTAAGTCCAGTGTATTTACCATTTACAATAACGTCTTTATTAAATTTATATGACTACTCAAATAATAATATTATTCAAGATAAATGTCAAATTCTTTTAGATACACTTGCTTATCAAATTTTGTCTGTATCTTTAACAAACAACTTGTTAATCAGTCCATCAGGTCGTTCTTATATACGTCATAGAAAATCTACTTGGAATCACATCAATTACTTTACTGACTTTTTAATTAAAGGTACAAATACAATTAATACTGGTCCAGAAATGGCATTAAAAGAAATATTGTCAGTTACACAATATAGACCAAGTAATTTTGTTTATGTAAATTTTACAAAAGATCGTGTTATTACAACAATAAATATATCAAAAAGTTTTGACGAATTGGTGTCTTTTATAAAAGATTACCCAATTGACATCTTTGTCAGTACATTGTGGAGTTACGGTTGTTATTTTCCATCAAATAAAAAAATTTTACAAAAAGTAATATTATTTATGGATACCTATAATTTATGGAATCACCCACACTTTAAAGCATTAAAAAAAATAAGAAAAATATTTTGTAGTGTAAGTTGTTGTTCATTATTTTTATTACCATTATCAAAATTACTTATTAATGTAAGTAGTGGTGCTCAATTATTAAATGTATCAGTTTATGTATGTAAAGAAAAAAATTATTGTTTATCATCGACAATTAATTATAATGAAGGTTTAAGCACATTTCAACAATCAGTACTTACATTAAATTTAGATGGTATTCCAATTTGGTTTAGTTATGGAAAAATTAGTAATGGTGGGTTGTCAGGTCTTGGAAATAATTCTGCAAATAAAGAATTGTCAACACAAAGAATAACACCATTTATAAAACAAGAAAAAAATAAAGTTGTAGCTATATATAAATCAAAAGGTACAATTTTAAATTTATATAATAATAATTGTAAACCAGAAATTTATTGGAATAAAGAAAATTTTGATGAAACTGGTGTAATTGACGATTATTCTTTTGGAGTTAAAAATGGGACTGTCGTTTTTTACAAAATAAAAAAAAATGAAATTACTTTAATTGTGGACATTTTAGATAATAGAAGTCTTACTTCTGTGTTATACTAGAAATGTCAATTTGTACATCAACTAAATCTAACATATCTTTTTCATGAGTAATAAGAATTAAGGTTTTATTCTCGCTTAATTTACGAATAAGATTTTTAATAATTTGTTTGTGATATATATCAATAGCAGAAGTTGGTTCATCTAAAATAATAATATTGTTATCACCAATAAAACCACGTAAAATGTGTACTAATTGTTTTTGACCACCTGACAACTGATCACCATTAATACCAGCACGTGTATTAAAACCATTAGTTAAATTATTAAAAATATCTTGAATACCAATGTTTTCAATAAAAGCATCAATTTCTTGTTTAGTTTTATTATTACCATAATTAATATTGTAATAAATACTTTTATCAAATAATTTAGTGTTTTGAGAAATATAAGTTACATTTTTACGTAACGAGTCTAAAGATACATCATTAATATTTTGGTCATCAACTTCAATATTACCATTTTGTAATGGATAAAAACCAAGAAGTAATTTAATAAGTGTTGATTTACCACTACCAGATGGTCCAGTAAAAGCAATTTTAGTACCAGCAGGAATAAATAGATTAAAATTAGTAAAAATAGATTTTCTATTTGGATAACCAAAAGTAATATTATTAATTTTAATGTCTCCATTTTTAGATTCAAAAGGAGTAGTACGTGGTTTAACTTTACTTTCAATACTTTCTAAGAATTTTTCTGTTTCATTCAAAAGTCCAAGGTCTTCAATTATATTGGAAAAGTTTAACATCATCCAATAAAAATTACCAATAAAAGTAATTGTAGTTAAAATTAATTGAGCACTTGATTCTTTTGACAATAAATTTTGTCTATGTAGGCGTAATGCAGTAATTAAAATAAAAATAAAAATTACTACACTTACACCAGTTGAATAAGTTCTTACACGATTAATACAATACAACGTTCTACGATGTTTTTTTAATGAAATATTATTTATTTTTTTACCATCATTAATTTCATAGTCTTTTAATCCAGAGATATATACTGAGAATAAATTGGAGAGTTTATCATGAAATCTTTTAGAAAGATTAGTAAAAGTATTGTGTCTATCTACAGCATGTAAATAACATTTACCTATTTGATTAGTTACAATGTATATACCAATTGCAAGTATAACAATAATTGTGTATGTCATATTTTTATCAACAGTATAATAGTAGTAAATTGTAATTAAAATTACGAAAATTTTAGGTAATACTGCTTGTATAAATTCACTTGTGATGTCTTTTAAATTTCCAGGTGTAGATATAAAACGATTAATAAATGTACTGAGATCTACATCGTTGTATTCATATTGAAATTTGTTATAAACACGTTCAATTAATTTGTCTCGAATAAAAGAATTAAATTTTGGTTGAAGATAGGCATAAACAGTACTGGATACAGTCATTAATGCTTGAGATATTAACCAAACAATTAATACAGGAATAACAGTTTCTTCTAATTTAGCATTAGTTGCTAAATTACTAGTATATTTAGGAATTAGTAGATCATGTAAATAATAACTAAATAGACTAAGACTAAAATTAAATGTTATAATGAAAGGATTGTTAATAAAAAATTCGTATAATAATTCTTGAGATAGTTTCATTTATAAATATGTAAAGATAATTTAATAAAATTTTATATAAGATATTTAATGGAGTACATTATTGTTGTTTGTCCTCATTGTAATTTATTAATTCAAATTTTATATAAAGAAATAAATTGTAAAATTTTTCGCCACGCCATTTACAAAAGTGATTTTAAGCAAGTACATCCTCACTTATCAAAAGAAGAATGTGAAGCACTTATTAAAGAAAATAAAATAATAGGATGTGGAAAACCATTTGAATTAAAGTGTGTTGAAAACGAGTGGAACGCAATAAAATGTGATTATATCTAATAGAAATTATGGAATTTATATCTAATAAATATTTAAAATTTTTTAGAGACCATTACAATTCAACAGATATACCATATAAAAGTACAAAGGCACTTGTTATAGTTGAACCAAGAAAATTAAGTTATTTAGAATTTGTAATAAAAAATATTGTTTATTTTTTGAAAGATTGGTCTTTATATATTTTTCACTCTAAAGAAAATGAATCTTTTATAAAAGAAATTACAAATAATTCACCTAATATTCATTACGTGTGTTTTACAGACAAAAATATTACAATTAAAGAATACTCAAAATTACTGATGTCATTAGCATTTTGGGAACTAATTGATGCAGAAAATATTTTAGTATTTCAGAGTGATTCTTATATAAGAAAAAACGGTGTAGAAGACTATTTAGAATATGATTTTATAGGAGCACCTTGGAACTTGTGTAAATCTAAAATTCAGTCGGGTAATGGTGGTTTTTCATTAAGAAAAAAATCAATTATAGTAAAAATATTAAAACAAAATTTAAATAAAAAGATAAATTTAAATGAAGACATCTTTTTTGGAAAAGAATTAATAAAAATAAATGCAAAATTACCTAGTATAGACATTTCAAAGAAATTTGCCGTTGAAACAATTTATTATGATAATCCAATAGCAGTACATAAATTTTGGGCTTATATTGATTCGGATACATCAAATTTATATAATATAATTATCTAAATTATTATATAATGTCAAATTTTTTAAATGTACTAAAATCTTTTAGTGAGTCAATTAAAAATGGATTATTACTAATGTTAATATATGGTATTGCATTAGCATATTCTAATACCAATAGTTCAGCAGGTGACAAATTTCTTTTTAAATTTTTAATTGGTAATAAAAAATTAACTGAGGGGAAAGAGATGCGTGCAGTAGCTATGGAAGTTTTTGAAGAATCGCTTATTGGTATTAAATTATTATTTATTATTGTCGGTATTGTAACCAGTTTTATTAATAAAGACATCTATTATGGTAATCAAATGATGACATTAAAAGACATATCATTTAGACAAACAGGAATATCATTTCTTGTTGCTTTTATTGTTACTGGAATTGCAATAGCAATATCAAAATTTGGTTTTAAGACAATACCGAACAAATTTATAATAATATCTATTTATATTAGTATTGTATTAATGTACAATACAGCATTATTTAGTGGTGGTAATAGTGCTAATAGAACATTTATATGGGAATCTGTTTTATATGCGTTCTTTGGTGGATTATCAATTGGTATAATGGCTTCTTTTAGAAGTTCAACACCAGAATCAACTATAAAAGAAATGATGTGGAATGGTTCTTCTGGATTTTTTATGGGTGGTATATTTTATTATATATTAAATATTATATTCCAATTTAGTGGTTTATACACTATTGGTGAATTAAGTGAAAAAGACATCTTTAAAACATCTAAAAGTAATGTTAATGTAAAAGAAAGATTTGAGGAGGCATTTAGAACTACAACAAGAAGAGCCACTGCTACTACTAAAGCACCACCTCAAACATCACATAAGAAGAAAGGTATTGAAGCTCTTTTAGGATTAAAAGATGGTCTCTTTTATTCCATGATTGCAATTATTGGCATTGTTATTGTATACTTTTCCATTATAACTACATTGATTCGTGAATGGCCCACATATGTTCCATTATATAAAGAAAAACCATGGTTATTTATTATTGAAACTTTAGCATTTGTATTAACTAATGCAGTACCAACAGTATTTGCTATGCAATTACGCAAGTCTTCTATAGATAAAAATTCATTATTCATAATTACATTCTTACAATTCGTATTAATACAAATTGTACTACAAGGTAGTGGGTTTTATAATTACATCTTTAGACCAGTTGCAGAAGGTGAATTAATGAATAGCGATGATTAATTAAAGAAGAAAAAAGGTTTAATTTTTATTAATCCAAATTTTTTATATAATGTTTAATTTTTTGAAATATATTTTATTTTTACCTTTAGTATTTGGTGCTGAATGGAAAACACAAGGGCACAAGATTTATCGCAATAATGAAGTTTATACTTTAAAAGGTGTAAACTGGTTTGGATATGACAATGGATGTAATTTAGTTAATGGTCTCTGGGAGCACAATATGGTTTGGTACTTGGATTTCATAAGAAGTAATAATTTTAACACGCTTAGAATACCATTTTCATACGAAACTGCTATGAATTTAGATGCTAAACAATCAGCATATTGTTTAGGAAATGAAAAATTTTGGAATATTAAAGACTCTTTAGATTATTTATTTGTTGAATCAAAAAAGAGAGACATTAATATTTTAATGGACTTCCATCGCATTCACGATGACATCAACGAAAAACCACTTGATATCTTAACTATGGATCAATTTATGACTGCTTGGAGTAATATTATTGACGTTGCTATTAAATACGACAATTTTATGGGTATTGACATTAAAAACGAACCTCACGGGAAGACAACTTTGTCACAATGGGCTGTAATTGTTAATAGAATGATGTATCTAATTAATAAGAAATACCCAGAATTTGATGGGTTATTCTTTATTGAAGGAACACAAGGAGTGGATTTTTCAGGTGTATGGGGAGGAAGTCTAAATGGTCTCCGTAAAGGCATGATTGAAGTCAATAACAAAGTGGTATTTTCTCCGCACACATATGGTTCAACAGAACTTAACTTTAATGTAGATTTCGGAGAAGATTACTTTCATAAACACTTTGGATTTTTACTTGAAATGTATGACTCTGCAATAGTTATTGGTGAAACAGGTGGAAATTTTAATAAAGAAAATGGAGATTTTGATTATTTCCAAAGACTTAGTTCTTATCTTAATAAAATTGGACAAACTAATATATTTTTTTGGTCAATTTCGCCAAACTCGGAAAACATCGGGGGGTTGCTTACAGATAACTGGACCACCCCCGAATATGAAAAGTTGAAGTGGATCGAGCAGTTGATTCCAAATCCAACATTCCCAATTAAAAGAAATTTGAGAAAAAGACAATTTTTTTACTTAGATTAATTTAGTAATACTCTAAGGTATTACTTTCTTACAAATAGTAAAATTTTTATTTTACGCTTTTAATTTATACTAGTAATATCTTTTATAGAGATATTATGATTTATTTTCATTATAAAAAAATTGATTTTTAAAATTTAAAGAGTTATAATTGTAGTTAATTATGGAAGAGACACAGGAAGTTTGGAAGGTAATTAAAGATTTCCCAAAGTACGAAGTTAGTACATTTGGAAATGTTAGACACATCGAGAAACAAAGAAATCTAAAACAAACTATTAGTAAAGGATATAAATATGTTGGATTAACATTGGATACTACTACACGAAAAATAGTTGTTGTACATAGATTAGTAGCAATAACATTTATATCAAATCCTGATAATAAGAAAACAGTTAATCACAAAGATCATAATCCTTTAAATAATAATGTTACAAACTTAGAATGGTTTACACAAAAAGAACAAAACAATCATAGTAGAACTTGTTGTAAAGAAAAAAGTTCATTAATTGGTTCTAGAAAAGTTTGGCGTATTGATAAAATAACTGACGAGAAGTTAGAATTATACGATTCAATAAGAATGGCGGAAAAATGGGTATTTGATAATAAACTATCAAAATTAACTGAATTTAGTAAGTTTAAAACAGATATTTTTAATGTTGCACAAGGAAAAAATAAAACTGCATATGGTTATAAATGGATATATGAGCAAGAAGAAAATTTAAATGATGAAATTTGGAAACCTATACCTAAAAATTTGGTAAATAATGTTGATGGTTTTTTAATTTCTTCATTAGGAAGACTAAAAAATAAAAGAGGTAGAATTACTAATGGATATAAACATACTAGTGGATATTTATATGTTTCAGTTAGTAGTAAAACTTATAGACTTCATCGTCTTGTAGCACAAGTTTTTTTAATTTGTACTGATCAAGAAAATAAACTGTTTGTTAATCATAAAGATGGAAATAAATTAAATGCTAAATTAAGTAATTTAGAATGGTGTACACCACAAGAAAATAGTATTCATGCAATAGAAACAGGATTAGTTAATCGTAAAAAAAATCTTATTCAATATGACTTAAATATGATTAAATTAAATGAATTTAATTCAATTAAAGAAGCATCTGAAATATTAAATATTAATTATCGCTCTATTGGTATGTGTTGTAATGGTCAAATAAAAACTGCAGGAGGTTTCATCTTCAAGTTTATAAATGATACTACAAACATTGCTAATTTAAAATTTTGTATTCGACCAGTAATTCAATATAACTTAAATATGGTCAAGTTGAATGAATTTAAATCTCAAACAGAAGCATCAAAAAAGTTAAATATTAGTATTAGTTCTATTGGTGTTTGTTGCAGAGGAAAACAAAAAACCGCAGGAGGTTTCATCTTCAAGTTTAAAGATTAGTATTTAATCTTTTCTGTATCAGCATCCCAGATTTTAAATGCATCTAAAGCATTTTCATTTTTGATATGTACCATATCAGTAATATCATTTTGAACTTCCTCCCAAAGTTTAAGGTCACTAAAACCAATATTATGAGCATCATCACGAGTATTCGCATAATAAATGTCTTTACTTTCAATACCGCTCCATCTAATTGTTGAATAGCACATACTACAGGGAAAACAACTCGTAGCAATTATGTATCCACTTAGATCGTGTGTTTTAAGTTCTTTACAAGCGGTTCTAATAGTTACAACTTCGGCATGTGCAGAGGGGTCATTCCATTCAGTGACTTTATTGCTTCCTTCTGCTATAATTCGTCCTTCTTTACTAATGATTACGCAACCGAAAGGTCCCCCTGTTCTATTTTTTGCGTTATTAATTGAAAGTTCAATAGCTCTTTCCATAGCATGTTTAATAACGTCGTCTGTAACTGTGTCATTAGACACTTTATTTGTATTCGTTTCTTTTTTCATGAATATAATTATTTTTATCTCTTTATATAGTATATGATTCAAGGTCCTTGTTTAGAATATTGTTATCATGAATACGCTTTATATTATATAATAATTGGAATTATATTAGGTTTATTTTGGTCTAATTTAGGAAGTTGTAGTAGAAACAAAAAAAATCGTAAATTTAGAGTAATTTAAGCTTTATCTGGTAATTTTTGTAAATTCTGTTGAATTGCATTAAATTCTAATATACTTGAACAAATCTCTGCATATGAAAGTGTCTTTTTTTCAAGTAAAATTTTGGCTAAATAATTAATAAGTGGTCTATTATTTTGAAGAATTTTTTCAGCTTCTTTATTAGCATAGTTAATTAATTCATTAATGTTTTCATCTATTTTTTTTTTATATTCTTCTGAAAAGTGCGGGTATATTATCCTGTTTCCCATACCATAGTTTAAAACGAGTGTCTTTGCTAGACCGAAAGCAACCTCCAAATCGTTAACACACCCAGAACTAATTGAACCGATAAATAATTGTTCTGCAAGACGACCAGCAAGTAAAACTTTTAATTTATCCTCAAGGTATTCTTTTGTATATAAATTTTCGTCAATATCTGTTTGTTGACTCATTACGAAGCCCAGTGCATTGTTACTTTTGGAGTCTATGGAGACCTTTTCAGGTTTTTCAACGTGTTTAGAACTTAAAATTAATAATAGATGACCGATTTCATGAAAGCATATTCTTTTTAAAGTTGCTTCACTTAATTCCCTTTTCTTTGTACTTCTTCCAAGAAGAATACGATCTCTAATTATATCAAATATATTAATATCTACAGGTAATGTATTATTACGAATACCATACAAAACAGCTTCATTAAGTATATTTTCAATTTGTGCACCAGAGAAACCAGTTGTCAGTTTTACTAGTTCTGGAATACTAATGTTAAGTGGTTTACCTTCAGCATGAATTTTAATAATTGCCTCTCTTGTATTTTGATCTGGGTTAGGGACATTAATTACCTTATCAAATCTTCCGGGACGAAGAATTGCATTATCTAAAGAATCAATTCTATTAGTTGCACCAACAACAAGTAAGGGCGATTTTCCCTCAAAACCATCCATACCTACTAATAATTGGTTGAGGGTGGAGTCTCTCTCAGCATCAGCACCTTCTCCACTTCCACTTCTTTTCTTGGCCACTGCATCAAGCTCGTCGATAAAAATAATGCAAGGTAAGTTGTCATTAGCAAGATCAAAAAGTTCCCGTACTCTTGCCGATCCAACGCCTACGTATTTCTCGTTGAAAATAGATCCTACAGTGGATATAAAACTGGTGTTTGTTTCTCCCGCTAATGCTTTAGCGAGTAAAGTCTTACCATTCCCAGGTGGTCCAGCAAGTAAAAGCCCTTTAGGGAGCCTCACCCCGTACTTTGTATAGTTTTCGGGTCTAATAAGAAAATCAATAACTTGAGTCATTTCAGCTTTAACTTCGTCATAACCACCAATTTTAGAAAAATTAAAAGCAGAGTCTAATTGTTCTATTTTGAAGTTACCATCTTTTGAACTTTTAGTAACAGGTGCTAATTTTCTAGCACGACGAACTGGAACACGTACAAGTTCAGGAATTTCAGGGACTTCGGGATCTTCAACAGGGTCATCAAAAATAGGAAAAATCAAATTCTCGATATAAGTTTTTTTAACCTGTTTGGGGGTTTGACGCCTTTTTAATACTATTGCAGTAAGATTGCCAATATTTTTAAACTTTCGTGTAGTAACATTAAAACTAGACATAGTAATATTTTCTAATTTTAATAAATAATCACTTTGTTTAAAATCAAAATCACCATTTTTTAAACGTAATTGTGAATTAACAACGGGTTTAAAAAGTGGTTTAGGGGCGAGAAATGACAAGGCACAAGGGAGGAACATTAAAACTGCTTTCTTTAGTATCATATTTACTATAATTATAAAAAAATTGAAAATTTAACTAATTATAGATATAATAAATAGTATTATTATGGTTATAAAAAATATTATATTCTTAATTCCTGCGGGACACCTTATATTATTTGCCTTTAGCCTCAGTGATATTAATTCAATTTTATTTGTACTCTTTACAGTATCAAGTGTATATTATAAATGGTGTAAATGTGTTACACAAAATATAAGAAATATAATGTTATACATCTTATTAACTGCACCTCTTGCAACAATTAGTTATTTAATTAGTAAAGAAAATTTCGATTATCCATTGTATTGTTTATTAATATGTGATACATTAATATTATTTATCGCAATATTTTATAGACAAAAAAAAATAAAATATAAAGACAAGGATGATAAAGAAATTTATATTATTGAATGTAATATTAATGATTTTATGGAAAAAACAAAAGATGATTGTTTAATTTGTTTAAATGATTACAATAAAAATTTATTAATTGTAATATTACCGTGTAATCACATCTATCACGCAATATGTATATATGAATGGTTTGAGAAAAAAGTAGTGTGTCCATTATGTAATGTAGATTTAAAAGGTTATGAAGTCATTATTGTTAATTCTTCTTACGACTATCATGACTCTGTTTGAAAAAGTCAATTTGCTTATTTTTCTTTTCAATTTCTTTTTGAAGAACAACAATTTTGTTCTTAAAAAGGTCTTCATCTGTTTTATATTTTTTAGAAATTCTTGTGATGGTGTCTTCAAGAGTATCATTTTCATTTTCAAGAACATCAATTTTTCTCTTAAGACTACGAGTATTTTGGTCTTGAAGAAGATTATGAAATTCTGAAATTTGGTATAGCATAGCATACTTAATACAGTTTTCTTTAAAAATATTTTCTCTATTTGGGTCTGCACCAATACTAATTAGATACTTAATAATATCAAGATTTTTACATTTAATCGCATAGTGTAGGGCAGTATGATTAGTATCATCAATAACGTCATTTACATTAATTGAATTAATTTCACGACGAATACGAATAAGATTGCCATTAAGAAAGTACGATACCAGGGACATACTTAATTCTTAATGGTTTAAAGAGTTTTTTTTTCAATAATTCGGGTTGCATCAAAGATGCAAACTCGCTTCGCTCGGCTACGCCAAATTGTAAAATAAAGTGAAATTCTATGAATTTCACAACTACGTTTAGTTAAATTTTACATAGCGTAGCTACGAGTTTTTACATAGTAAAAACTCTATTTACATTGTGGCGAAGCCGAGTAGTTCGAAGAACTACGAGTTCGTACCGTAGGTACGACCCGAATAATTGAATTTTTTAATTCTTAACGTAAGAAATGTAGATTATGGAAGACTTACAAGACAATATCGTACGAGTACTTGATACATCTGTGTCTGGATGTATTTCTCAACAAGATGCTTGGGACACCCTAATTGACCTTGACTTGATTGACAATACAATGGATAAAGAATATTTTATCAAGACGTATCTTAAAGTAATTAAAGAATACAATGAAATTGATTTACAAATTGTAGATACTGTGTATTATCTAAAGAAAAATAATTGTGAACTAAAAACATGTGAAGTATCTATTTATTTACCAGTAGAAAAATTAATTAATTTTATTGTAGAAAACGAATTAATTCCATTTAGTACAGTTATTGGAAGTAATGGAGACACTGTAATGCACTACATTGTACTTTGTAAAAACAAAACAGGTATTGAAGACGCAGAAATCGGTGATTTCTTAATTAAAAATAATGATGGTAAAACACCTTTAGATTACGTCAGTATAAATGAAAAAGAAATACTTACTGAAATTATTGAGAAATTGTGTGATAGAAATGATAAACTTGAACACGATATTAAAGAAATTCAAAATGAGTTATATCTTAATAAAAATTGTCTAAAATTTATTAGTAAGAAATTTGAAAGTCCGTTTAAATATTATATTATTAGTTTTATTCTTGGGATGATGGTGAAATTTCTTTTTGATAAAATTTTTTAAAATACTAAATTAATGAGTACATTAGTTATAATTCTTGCAGAAACAAGAGAATACCAATTAACTTTTGATAATATTAAAAAGAATTTAATAGATACATTAAATGCTGACCTTTGTTTGTGTATTGGTGTTAAAGACAACTATAACTACGACAATCCATTTTATAAATTAGCAAAATATCATTTTTTATATAACGAAAAAAGCGAAGACTTCTCTGATGCTTTTGATGAAGCATTTAATGAAATTAATCACACAGAATATGAAAAATTAATAGATATTAATACACTTTATGCGAAATGTAATAAAGAAAATCCTAATATTAAATACTTAGGTCAATTTGAAGAAAATAAAATAAATTTAGATTCTTTTAATGAAGATGAAATAGTGTATCATACAAAAGACTTTAGTGATATTTCTTGGCAAAAGAAATTATTTACAATAAAAAATAGTTGTAATAATAATTTCATTAAAGAAAATAATGTAGTTACTTATAAAAAACCTTTACATTGGAGAAACTTTTTAAAAATTAGAAATCAATTTATGGGGGGTATAAAAGATCCGAAGTATGAACATGAAGGGTCTGCAGGAATATTAATATTTTTTAGATGGTTTTTATTAAAAAAATTAAAAGAAAATAATCTTATTAATAAATACGACCGCTTTGTAATAACAAGAAGTGATTTTTTATTTAGAATGCCACATCCTGAATTAATTTTATTAAAAAAGAATTACATCTGGATACCAGATGGTGAAAAATATGGTGGTTATACCGATAGACACGTAGTTTTGTGTCAAAATACAATTGAAAATTACCTTAATATTTTTGAATCTATGGTAAAAAAATCAAATACATATTATATGAAAATGAAGAAACATGACCAATGGAATTTAGAACAATTAATTAAATTTCATTTAGAAGAAAATAAATGTAATGTAAAGTTATTTCCTTACATTATGTATTCAGTAAGATCCAAAAATGGTACTACAAGATGGAGTAAAGGTGACTTCAATCCTAAATTAAATTATTATATTAAGTACATGACTGAGTACAATATTTCACTTAATAATTATAATTTAAGAAAAAATTATTGTAATTATTATTCTGATTTAAATTTTTGAAACATTTCTAATATATGTGATCTTTTAGTATTTGCGGTTAATTGTGTATCAGTAGGTGCATTAGGTTTAATAAATTTAGCTACTGTTGGTATAATAATATTTGTATGTGTATCTGCTTGTTCGAATGGTTTTAATGTTCTTTCGGGTTGAGTTTCAAGTGGTACTCTATAATTAGGGGGTACAGTATGTGCAAAAAGATTAACAGTTTCAGTAAAAGGTTCTTGATTATTAGTTAATGCATTAATACTATTAGTTGGAATAGCCCATACAATACTTGATGAGTCTTTAGTTGTTTTAAGATTAAAATTACCATTTACATCACGACGTAAAGTAAGTTGTGCATTACCCCAAACAAATAAACCAGTATCAACAGCATACATAGTTTCACTTAAATCTGTAATTAAAAAAGTTTGTAAAGTAATATCTTCAAACCACATTGAACCAGTTTGTATAGTAGTATATACTCCTAATTCCCAATTAAAACTTAAATGAGTATAATTACCATTAAAACCATATTTAGTTGCGGTTAAAACGTCATTACTAGTATCTATGTAATATAAATGATTTTTTGTAGCAATTGTATATATAGGTGTGTTTATTTCATCCATAAAAACAGTATGTACTTGATTAATAAGGTCATTTACAAGAAGTCTTTTCCATGATGGTGTTTCCCACCAATTAAAAGTACTTGCATAAGCAGAGTTTTCAGAAGCAATAACCATTGATACTAAATCATCATGAATAAGTAATGAACAAGATACCCAATTTTCAGGTTTTAATGCGACTAAGAAATCATCAGATTCATCATCATCATCATCAATATCAATAAATTGTACTTTATTATTTCCTACAATTAATGCAAAACCATCGTTAGTAATAGACATGTCATTCCATGTGTAATCGCTGTCAAGACTTTCAATAGCGTACCAATTTTCACCATTATTACTTGATACATACATTAAATTATTACTTGTTAATACACCAATCCAATTTCCAAGGTCTTCAATATCGTATTGAGCAGTAGATAAGCATACTTTATTTACGGATACAGTACTAAAATAATATTCATAAGTGACAGTATAAACATGAGTGGTTGAGTTATAACTAATTGTACCTTTAATTAATGAGTAATTTGTTTCAGTGTTACTATCAAAATGATAACTGGGACAAGCACACCAAAATACATTACCAATAACAGCAACTGATGTAATAGTTTCAAATTGGTCAGTATCATAAATAAATTCACTGTTTTCAGCACTATAAATACGTAAAGACCAAGAGTCTGTAATAACACTATATGTATCAATTGTATCCATTGAACCTGTAATTGATGTTCCAAAAGCAACTGGTGCTGATATATCAAGATTTTGTACATCTCTTACTGCTATTCTTGGTATATCAGCATCACATTCAATATTTGTATTTACATTAATTTGAGATGGTACACCATTTGTTGTTGAACAAATATCTACAGTATCACCATAATTAAAATTATTAACGTCAATATTAAGTGATGCTCCATTAACATCATATGCCCAATTAGCAACAACATCGCGTGATTCATCATCAACATAATTCCAATTTTTAGCACCAACAATAGTTCTTGCAAGTACATTTTGTACTCTTGAGAAATTCATTGGAGGGTATACAATATTAAATGCAATTTTTGGAGCTTCTAAAATAGAAGGTGATTGAGGTTCAGGGTCTGTTCTTGGTGATATATTTCTACGTGTAATTGTTGCAGAACGTTTTTTTAAAACTGTTTTATACATCTTTATTAAATTATACTATTTGAAATATAAACGCAGTATTTTCTATACGAAATGTTATTCTATTAATTTTTATAAATAAGGAAATTTATATTTTTTAGATAATTAGCGGAAAAAAATAAATTTTACTTATATATATGTCTTCATATAATATAGCGAATTTTGCATATACTATAAATATTATTGATTTCAATACATTATTCCAAAATTCGTCATATAATTCGCTAGAAGTGAATAAGAACTTCTTAATTTCTTTATTAGAAAGTGAATCAGTTGGACCAGCATACGTAATTAATCCAGATATTAATCCAGTTGGTTTTGATATATCAGGATTAAAAACTCTTGGTTATCGACTTTTAGAAGTATCTGCTTTTTCTATATTTAATAATGCAAGAGCAAGAGCTGCGATAGCAAATCAAACTCAATTTATTAATAACGAAGCAAATATCATAGCGAACAATTTATATGACATGTTTAGAAATCAAAGTAATTCTATTTATAATAAGTATATTACTTTAGCACAATACAATAGTCAAGACACACAATATAATTTTACAGGAATGAATTTTATTTTCAACTACTACTCGACAGGATACACCATGGGTATTAATGGTGGTTATAGTTTTTACGGTTCTATTGGTGGAAGACCAAGTACTTATAATCAAAGAATTGTATTTTTATTAACAGAATCATACGATGCTGGACCTAGCATTTATCAAGATGTTATTATGTACAACAGTACAGTTTATGGATTAATTGAAGGTTTACCAACAGGAAATATTCATACGGGATACTTCATTATTAACGATTACACAAAAGGAAACGTTGTTGCTTTCGATTTAATTGGTAATTTATCTAATGCAAATGCGACAGTTTTTAGTAAATTAAGTAATATTAGTAATGCAAATACAACCGTTTTTAATTTAATAAATAATTTAATTACAGCAAATGCAAGTATTACTGCTAATGTAATTAGTTTAGAAAATGCAAATTCCAGTCTTCAAACAGGTAATTTAAGTGCTCATACACAAATTCTCGCTTTACAAACTGGAAATTCCGCATCTAATATTGCGATTGTTGCTCTTCAAAATGCGAATATAGCAAGTAATATTGCAATTGTAAATCTTCAAAATTCAAATACAAATACTTACTCATTAATAACCGCTTTACAAACTGGAAATACAGAAACTAATAACGCAGTATCTGCTTTACAAAATGCTAACGTAAACATTCAAGCAGGTAATACAAGTGCTCATACTCAAATTCTCGCTTTACAATCTGGAAATAGTGCTGCAAATATTGCTATAACTGCTTTACAAAATGCGAATATAGCAAGTAATATTGCTATTACAAATCTTCAAAATCTAAATGCAACAACTAATAATTCTATTACAGCATTACAAAATGCTAATGTAAACATTCAAGCAGGTAATACAAGTGCTCATACTCAAATTCTCGCTTTACAAACTGGAAATACAACAACTAATAACGCTATTACAGGTTTAATCGCTGGAAATAGTGCTGCAAATATAGCAATAACTGATTTACAAAATTCTAATATAATTATTAATACTACACTTACCACACATACAACACAAATAACAAATCTTCAAAATGCAAATACAAATGCTTTTTCACTTCTTACTGGATTACAAAATGCGAATATAAACATTCAAGCAGGTAATACAAGTGCTCATACACAAATTCTCGCTTTACAAACTGGAAATACAGCGACTAATAACGCTATTACAGGTTTAATCGCTGGAAATAGTGCTGCAAATATTGCTATAACTGCTTTACAAAATGCGAATATAGCAAGTAATATTGCTATTACAAATCTTCAAAATCTAAATACAACAACTAATAATGCTATTACCGCATTACAAAATGCTAATGTAAACATTCAAGCAGGTAATACAAGTGCTCATACTCAAATTCTCGCTTTACAAACTGGAAATACAGCAACTAATAACGCTGTATCTGCTTTACAATCTGGAAATACAGCAACTAATAATGCTATTACAGTATTACAAAATGCGAATGTAAACATTCAAGCAGGTAATACAAGTGCTCATACACAAATTCTCGCTTTACAATCTGGAAATACAGCGACTAATAACGCTATTACAGCATTACAAAATGCGAATGTAAACATTCAAGCAGGTAATACAAGTGCTCATACACAAATTCTCGCTTTACAATCTGGAAATACAGCGACTAATAACGCTATTACAGGTTTAATCGCTGGAAATAGTGCTGCAAATATTGCTATAACTGCTTTACAAAATGCGAATATAGCAAGTAATATTGCTATTACAAATCTTCAAAATCTAAATACAGCGACTAATAACGCTATTACAGGTTTAATCGCTGGAAATAGTGCTGCAAATATTGCTATAACTGCTTTACAAAATGCGAATATAGCAAGTAATATTGCTATTACAAATCTTCAAAATCTAAATACAACAACTAATAACGCTATTACAGCATTACAAAATGCTAATGTAAACATTCAAGCAGGTAATACAAGTGCTCATACACAAATTCTCGCTTTACAATCTGGAAATACAGCAACTAATAATGCAATCTCTGCTTTACAAACTGGAAATACAGCAACTAATAACTCTATTACAGGTTTAATCGCTGGAAATAGTGCTGCAAATATAGCAATAACTGATTTACAAAATTCTAATATAATTATTAATACTACACTTACCACACATACAACACAAATAACAAATCTTCAAAATGCAAATACAAATTCTTTTTCACTTCTTACTGGATTACAGAATGCGAATGTAAACATTCAAGCAGGTAATACAAGTGCTCATACACAAATTCTTGATTTACAAACTGGAAATACAGCAACTAATAACGCTATTACAGGTTTAATCGCTGGAAATACAGCAACTAATAATGCTATTACAGCATTACAAAATGCGAATGTAAACATTCAAGCAGGTAATACAAGTGCTCATACACAAATTCTCGCTTTACAAACTGGAAATACAGCAACTAATAATGCAGTATCTGCTTTACAAACTGGAAATACAGCAACTAATAACGCTATTACAGCATTACAAAATGCGAATGTAAACATTCAAGCAGGTAATACAAGTGCTCATACTCAAATTCTCGCTTTACAATCTGGAAATATAGCAACAAATAATGCTATTACAGGTTTAATCGCTGGAAATAGTGCTGCAAATATAGCAATAACTGCATTACAAAATGCGAATATAGCAAGTAATATTGCTATTACAAATCTTCAAAATCTAAATACAACAACTAATAATGCTATTACAGCATTACAAAATGCTAATGTAAACATTCAAGCAGGTAATACAAGTGCTCATACTCAAATTCTCGCTTTACAAACTGGAAATACAGCAACTAATAATGCAGTATCTGCTTTACAATCTGGAAATACAGCAACTAATAATGCTATTACAGCATTACAAAATGCTAATGTAAACATTCAAGCAGGTAATACAAGTGCTCATACACAAATTCTCGCTTTACAAACTGGAAATACAGCAACAAATAATGCTATTACAGGTTTAATCGCTGGAAATAGTGCTGCAAATATAGCAATAACTGCATTACAAAATGCGAATATAGCAAGTAATATTGCTATTACAAATCTTCAAAATCTAAATACAACAACTAATAATGCTATTACAGCATTACAAAATGCTAATGTAAACATTCAAGCAGGTAATACAAGTGCTCATACTCAAATTCTCGCTTTACAAACTGGAAATACAGCAACTAATAATGCAGTATCTGCTTTACAATCTGGAAATACAGCAACTAATAATGCTATTACAGCATTACAAAATGCTAATGTAAACATTCAAGCAGGTAATACAAGTGCTCATACACAAATTCTCGCTTTACAATCTGGAAATACAGCGACTAATAACGCTATTACAGGTTTAATCGCTGGAAATAGTGCTGCAAATATCGCAATAACTGCATTACAAAATGCGAATATTGCAAGTAATATTGCTATTACAAATCTTCAAAATCTAAATACAACAACTAATAATGCTATTACCGCATTGCAAAATGCAAATGTAAACATTCAAGCAGGTAATACAAGTGCTCATACTCAAATTCTCGCTTTACAAACTGGAAATACAGCAACTAATAACGCTGTATCTGCTTTACAAACTGGAAATACAACAACTAATAACGCTATTACAGCATTACAAAATGCGAATGTAAACATTCAAGCAGGTAATACAAGTGCTCATACTCAAATTCTCGCTTTACAAACTGGAAATACAGCAACTAATAATGCTGTATCTGCTTTACAATCTGGAAATACATCAACTAATAACGCTATTACAGCATTACAAAATGCGAATGTAAACATTCAAGCAGGTAATACAAGTGCTCATACTCAAATTCTCGCTTTACAAACTGGAAATACAGCAACTAATAATGCTATAACAGGTTTAATCGCTGGAAATAGTGCTGCAAATATAGCAATAACTGCATTACAAAATGCGAATATAGCAAGTAATATTGCTATTACAAATCTTCAAAATCTAAATACAACAACTAATAACGCTATTACAGCATTACAAAATGCTAATGTAAACATTCAAGCAGGTAATACAAGTGCTCATACACAAATTCTCGCTTTACAAGTTGGTAATACAGAAACTAATAACGCGGTATCTGCTTTACAATCTGGAAATACAGCAACTAATAATGCTATTACAGCATTACAAACTGGAAATAATGCTACAAATGTAGCACTTACGGCATTACAAAATGCTAATGTAAATATTCAAGCAGGTAATACAAGTGCTCATACACAAATACAAGAATTACAAACAGGTAACACAAACGCTTATTCATTAATTAATAGTATTCAAGCAAATATACCTTTTATAAGTAGTGATATTACTGGTGTAAATACATTAATAAGTAGTAATGTTAATATATCTGGTACATCTGTATTAATTAGTGGTAATGTAGGTATTGGTACAATAATCCCTACTGCAAATTTACATGTGATAGGTTATACTCAAATCATGGGTTCATTAGGTACGGGCGGAATGTATATTGATAATATGGGTGAAGTCGGAATTAATACTGCTAATCCATCAAGTAATTTACATGTATTAGGAACAACACAATTACTTAATCCTACAGGAACAACAGGACTTTATATTTCCACAGCAGGTAATATTGGTATTGGTACAAATTCAGCAATTGCAAATTTACATGTTATAGGACATACAAGACTATTAAATAATTTAAATAATACAGGACTTTATATTTCTACAGCAGGTAATGTGGGTATTGGTACAAATGATGGAATTGCAAATTTACATGTACTAGGACACACAAGACTATTAAATAATTTAAATAATACAGGACTTTATATTTCTACATTTGGTAATGTAGGTATTGGTACAAATGCTGGAATTGCAAATTTGCATGTTATTGGACATACAAGACTATTAAATAATACTAATAATAATGGACTTTATGTTAGTCAATTTGGTAATGTAGGTATTGGCACTTCTGTAGGTATTGCAAATTTACATGTTATCGGACACACCAGATTATTAAATAATACTAATAATAATGGACTTTATGTTAGTCAATTTGGTAATGTAGGTATTGGTACTTCTGCTGCTATTGCTAATTTACACGTATTAGGTCATACAAGACTTTTAAATAGTTTAAATACAACTGGATTTTATGTAAATCAATTTGGTAATGTAGGTATTGGTACTTCTGCTGCAACAAGTAATTTACATGTTCTTGGTTATACTCAAATTTTAAATTTAGCAGGAACAACTGGTATGTACGTTACTTCACTTGGTAATGTTGGTATAGGTACAAATACACCAACATCAAATTTACATGTTATAGGTTCTGCAATTATATTAGGTAATGTTAGTACTGGTTTTGTTGTTAACACAACAGGAAATGTTGGTATAGGAACAACAATAGCCGCAAGTAATTTACATGTTCTTGGTTATACTCAAATTTTAAATTCAGCTGGAACAACTGGTATGTACATTACTTCTTTAGGTAATGTAGGTATTGGTACAAGTGTTCCCACAGCAAATTTACATGTAAATGGAATTACATTATTAAATGGAGACCTTACTTTATCTACAGGTTCAATATTTGGTATAATTGGTACACCAGTACAACCTAATATAACATCTTTAGGTGTTTTAACAAGTTTAACAACAAGTGGAAATATTAATTGTAATGGTGAAATAATTAATACAACATATTTAAATGCATTAAGTAATATAATTGCATTACAAAATTTTAACACAACAATTGAAGAAGGTAATCTAAGTGCTCATACACAAATACAATCATTACAAACTGGAAATACCGCGACTAATAATGCTTTATCTGCTTTACAAACTGGAAATAATGCTACGAATGTAGCACTTACAGCATTACAAAATGCGAATATTGCAAGTAATATTGCAATTGTAAATCTTCAAAATTCAAATACAAATACATATACATTAATTTTAGGATTACAAACAGGAAATACAGCAACTAATAATGCTATTACAGGTTTAATCGCTGGAAATAGTGCAGCAAATATAGCAATAACTGATTTACAAAATGCGAACATTGCAAGTAATATTGCTATTACAAATCTTCAAAATCTAAATACAACAACTAATAATGCTATTACAGCATTACAAAATGCTAATGTAAACATTCAAGCAGGTAATACAAGTGCTCATACACAAATTCTCACATTACAAACTGGAAACACTGCTACAAATAATGTTATTACAGGTTTAATCGCTGGAAATAGTGCTGCAAATATAGCAATAACTGCATTGCAAAATGCGAATGTAGCAAGTAATATTGCTATTACAAATCTTCAAAATCTAAATACAACAACTAATAATGCTATTACAGCATTACAAAATGCTAATGTAAACATTCAATCAGGTAATACAAGTGCTCATACTCAAATTCTCGCATTACAAACTGGAAATACAGCAACTAATAATGCTGTATCTGCTTTACAAACTGGAAATAATGCTACGAATGTAGCACTTACAGCATTACAAAATGCTAATGTAAACATTCAAGCAGGTAATACAAGTGCTCATACTCAAATTCTCGCATTACAAACTGGAAATACAGCAATTAATAATGCTGTATCTGCTTTACAAACTGGAAATAATGCTACGAATGTAGCACTTACAGCATTACAAAATGCTAATGTAAACATTCAAGCAGGTAATACAAGTGCTCATACTCAAATTCTCGCATTACAAACTGGAAACACTGCTACAAATAATGTTATTACAGGTTTAATCGCTGGAAATAGTGCTGCAAATATAGCAATAACTGCATTACAAAATGCGAATATTGCAAGTAATATTGCTATTACAAATCTTCAAAATCTAAATACAACAACTAATAATGCTATTACAGCATTACAAAATGCTAATGTAAACATTCAAGCAGGTAATACAAGTGCTCATACTCAAATTCTGGCATTACAAACTGGAAATAATGCTACGAATGTAGCACTAACAGCATTACAAAATGCTAATGTAAACATTCAAGCAGGTAATACAAGTGCTCATACTCAAATTCTCGCATTACAAACTGGAAATACAGCGACTAATAATGCTGTATCTGCTTTACAAACAGGAAATACAGCAACTAATAACGCTATCATAGCATTACAAAATGCTAATGTAAACATTCAAGCAGGTAATACAAGTGCTCATACTCAAATTCTCGCTTTACAAACTGGAAATACAGCAACTAATAATGCTGTATCTGCTTTACAAACTGGAAATACAGCAACTAATAACGCTATTACAGGTTTAATCGCTGGAAATAGTGCTGCAAATATAACAATAACTGCATTGCAAAATGCGAATGTAGCAAGTAATATTGCTATTACAAATCTTCAAAATCTAAATACAACCACTAATAATGCTATTACAGCATTACAAAATGCTAATGTAAACATTCAAGCAGGTAATACAAGTGCACATACTCAAATTCTCGCTTTACAAACAGGAAATACAGCAACTAATAACGCTATCATAGCATTACAAAATGCTAATGTAAACATTCAAGCAGGTAATGCAAGTGCTCATACACAAATTCTCGCATTACAAACTGGTAATACAACAACTAATAATGCTGTATCTGCTTTACAATCTGGAAATACAGCAACTAATAACGCTATTACAGGTTTAATCGCTGGAAATAGTGCTGCAAATATAGCAATAACTGCATTGCAAAATGCGAATGTAGCAAGTAATATTGCTATTACAAATCTTCAAAATCTAAATACAACCACTAATAATGCTATTACAGCATTACAAAATGCTAATGTAAACATTCAAGCAGGTAATGCAAGTGCTCATACACAAATTCTCGCATTACAAACTGGAAATACAGCGACTAATAATGCTGTAACTGCTTTACAAACAGGAAATACAGCAACTAATAACGCTATTATAGCATTACAAAATGCTAATGTAAACATTCAAGCAGGTAATACAAGTGCTCATACTCAAATTCTCGCTTTACAAACTGGAAATACAGCAACTAATAATGCTATAACAGGTTTAATCGCTGGAAATAGTGCAGCAAATATAGCAATAACTGCATTACAAAATGCGAATATTGCAAGTAATATTGCAATTGTAGGATTACAAAATGCTAATACAGCACAACAAAATTTAATAACAGGATTACAAGCAGGGAATACAAATGCTTATTCATTAATAACCGCTTTACAAACTGGAAATACCGTTACAAATAATGCAGTCTCTGCTTTACAAACTGGAAATACTGCTACTAATAATGCTGTATCTGCTTTACAAACTGGAAATAATGCTACGAATGTAGCACTTACAGCATTACAAAATGCAAATGTAAACATTCAAGTAGGTAATTTAAGTGCTCATACTCAAATTCTCGCTTTACAAGCAGGAAATACAGCATCAAATATTGCAATTGTTGCTCTTCAAAACGCTAATGTTGCAAGTAATATAGCAATTATAAGTCTTCAAAATGCAAATACAAACGTTTATTCGTTAATAGCAGGATTACAAACTGGAAATACATCAACAATAAGTGCTATTACTGCATTACAAACTGGAAATACAGCAACTAATAATGCAGTTACAGCATTACAAAATGCAAATGTAAACATTCAAACAGGTAATTCAAGTGCTCATACACAAATACTCGCTTTACAAAATGCTAATACTAATATTCAAGTTGGTAATACATCCGCTCATACACAAATACTCGCTTTACAAAATGCTAATACTAATATTCAAGTTGGTAATACATCCGCTCATACACAAATACTCGCTTTACAAAATGCTAATGTAAACATTCAAGCAGGTAATTTAAGTGCTCATACACAAATACTTGCTTTACAAACAGGAAATACATCACAACAAAATCTAATTACAGGATTACAAACTGGAAATACAAATGCTTATTCCTTAATTGCAGGATTACAAACTGGAAATACAACAACTAATAACGCTGTATCTGCTTTACAAACAGGAAATACAGCAACTAATAATGCAATTACAGCATTACAAAATGCAAATGTAAACATTCAAGCAGGTAATTTAAGTGCTCATACACAAATACTCGCTTTACAAAATGGGAATGTTAACATTCAAGCAGGTAATTTAAGTGCTCATACACAAATACTCGCTTTACAAAATGGGAATGTTAACATTCAAGCAGGTAATTCAAGTGCTCATACACAAATACTCGCTTTACAATCTGGAAATACAGCGACTACAGGTGCTATTACAGCATTACAAACAGGAAATACAGCAACTAATAATGCAATTACAGCATTACAAAATGCAAATGTAAACATTCAAGCAGGTAATTTAAGTGCTCATACACAAATACTCGCTTTACAAAATGCTAATGTAAACATTCAAGCAGGTAATTTAAGTGCTCATACACAAATACTTGCTTTACAAACAGGAAATACATCACAACAAAATCTAATTACAGGATTACAAACTGGAAATACAAATGCTTATTCCTTAATTGCAGGATTACAAACTGGAAATACAACAACTAATAACGCTGTATCTGCTTTACAAACAGGAAATACAGCAACTAATAATGCAATTACAGCATTACAAAATGCAAATGTAAACATTCAAGCAGGTAATTCAAGTGCTCATACACAAATACTCGCTTTACAAAATGCTAATACTAATATTCAAGTGGGTAATACATCCGCACATACACAAATACTCGCTTTACAAAATGCGAATACAGTATTAAATACAAAAACTATTTATCTTACAAGTAATACAATTAGTACTACTTCAAGAATAAATAGTAATTTAGAAGTTTTAAGTAATATTAATACAACAACAGGACTATATCAAATTGCAAATATTATCGTTTTAACAAGTAGTACATTAGGTTCAGGAGTAATTAATAGTAGTTTAACTTCAGTAGGTACTCTTACTGGTTTAACAGTATCAGGAACTGGTATTACGGGAACATTAAATACAGCAACCCAAAATAATATTACATCAGTAGGTACTCTTACTGGTTTAACAGTATCAGGAACTGGTATTACAGGAACATTAAATACAGCAACCCAAAATAATATTACATCAGTAGGCACTCTTACTGGTTTAACAGTATCAGGAACTGGTATTACGGGAACATTAAATACAGCAACCCAAAATAATATTACATCAGTTGGTACTTTGACATCGTTAACTGCTGGTACTGGATTAACTGGACTGTACGTTACTAATTTAGGAAATGTAGGTATAGGAACTGGAACACCAGTTGCTAATTTACACGTATTAGGTCATACAAGAATTTTAAATAGTACAAATACAACAGGACTTTACGTAAATACACTAGGTAATATAGGTATAGGAACTGCTGATGCTGAAGCTAATTTACATGTACTTGGTTATACCCAAATTTTAAATTCAGAAGGAACAACTGGTATTTATGTAACAAGTCTCGGAAATGTTGGTATAGGTATAACAAATCCAACAGCAAATTTACAAGTAATTGGTGCAACAACACTTTTAGGTAATTTAGCAACAACTGGACTTTATGTTAATATGGCAGGTAATGTTGGTATTGGTACAAATGCAGCTATTGCAAATTTACATGTTATAGGACACACAAGACTATTAAATAATTTAAATAATACAGGACTTTATATTTCTACTTTTGGTAATGTAGGTATTGGTACAAATGATGGAATTGCAAATTTACATGTACTTGGACACACCAGACTATTAAATAATTTAAATAATACAGGACTTTATGTTAGTCAATTTGGTAATGTAGGTATTGGTACTTCTGCAGGAATTGCAAATTTACATGTTATCGGGCATACTAGATTATTAAATAATACGAATAATAATGGTCTTTATGTTAGTCAATTTGGCAATGTAGGTATTGGCACTTCTGCAGGTATTGCAAATTTACATGTTATCGGACACACCAGATTATTAAATAATACAAATAATAATGGTCTTTATGTTAGTCAATTTGGCAATGTAGGTATTGGTACTTCTGCGGCAACAAGTAATTTACATGTACTTGGATATACACAATTATTATCAAGTACTGGTTTAATTGGTATGTATGTTACTTCTTTAGGTAATGTAGGTATTGGTACTTCTGCAGCTATTGCTAATTTACATGTATTAGGTCATACAAGACTTTTAAATAGTTTAAATACAACTGGACTTTATGTAAATACACTTGGTAATGTAGGTATAGGGACAGCAGATGCACAAGCTAATTTACATGTACTTGGTTATACTCAAATTTTAAATTCTGCAGGAACAACTGGTATTTATGTAACAAGTCTCGGTAATATTGGTATTGGTATAACAAATCCAACTGCAAATTTACAAGTGATTGGTGCAACAACTTTATTAGGTAATGTAAATACGGGAATGTATGTCAGTACATCTGGTAATGTAGGTATAGGAACTGGAATACCAGTTGCTAATTTACACGTATTAGGACACTCCCGATTTTTAAATAGTACAAATACAACAGGACTTTACGTAAATACACTTGGTAATATAGGTATAGGAACTGCTGATGCTGAAGCTAATTTACATGTTATAGGATCAACACAAATTGTAGCAACACAAGGTACAGGAGGAATGTATGTTGATACAATGGGTGAAGTTGGTATAAATACATCTACACCAACAAGTAATTTACATGTTTTAGGTACAACGAAACTACTTAATACCACAAATGATAATGGTCTGTACATTAGTTCTTTTGGAAATGTAGGTATTGGTACAGCAAATGCATCAAGTAATTTACATGTACTTGGTTATACTCAAATTTTAAATTCAGCAGGAACAACTGGTATGTACATTAGTTCTTTAGGTAATGTCGGGATAGGAACGTCAGTTCCACAAGCAAATTTACACGTGTTTGGAAGTTCATTATTCCAAGGACCTGCCACAGGATTAAATCCATTTGGAGCTACAGTTGGTATGGATGGTCCGAGTAATTGTTGTATTCAATTAAATGCACCTACAGGTGCAACTTCATTTAGTTATATTGATTTTAGTAATGTTGGAACAGACTTTAATGGAAGATTAATGTATGACAATAATTCAGATTTATTCTCTTTTATATCAAATTTAAAACCAGCATTAAATATTAAAGATGGTAATGTTGGTATTGGTACAACTAATCCCATTGCAAATTTACATGTGTTAGGACACTCGCGTATTCTTAATATAACAAATACTACAGGAATGTACATCAGTACATTAGGTAATGTTGGTATTGGTACTGCTGACCCTATTGCTAATTTACATATTCTTGGACACACCAGATTATTAAATAATAATAATAATACAGGACTTTATGTCAGTACATTAGGTAATGTCGGTGTAGGTACAGGCATACCAAATGCTAATTTACATGTATATGGAACAACAATATTAGCTAATGTTACTGGATACTCTGCATTAATGATTGATTCACGAGGAAATGTTGGTATTGGTACAACCATTGCAAATTATCCATTAGCAGTATTTGGTTTACTTAGATTTGCATACAATTCTACAGCACGTTATGGGCGTTTATCAAATGCTGCTACAGAAACAACCAGCGCTGCTATACCAATAGCAATTGACAATTATTCATTATATACTCGTTATGGTATTCTTTGTGGTGGTCTTGTTTACTCTGTATCAGATAAACGTGCAAAAAGTAATATTACATTATTAGATAGTAATAATTCAGTACACGCATTTGAAAAATTAAAACCAGTTAAATTTGATTTTATCAATGGTCAAAATAATAGAGTTGGATTTATTGCACAAGAAGTAAAAGAACATATGCCAGATGCAGTATCACAGATTACAGACTTCGTGCCTTCAGTTTTTAAATTGTGTAAGTGTCAAAAAATAAGTACAACTTTATTTATTGAAATAGAAAATTGTGAATATTATTTAAATAAAATAATAAAATTAATAGATGAAAATAAAAACGAATTTGAATATACTGTATCAAGAACAGACGGAAAACATATAATTTTTGATGACGTTTATGAAGAATTTAATGACCAAGTATTTGTTTTTGGTGAGAAAGTAGATGACTATAATGTACTTAATAAAGATTATATCTTTAGTCTTACAGTAAAAGTAGTTCAAAATTTAATGTACAAAAATAAAGAATTAGAAGAACGTATTGAAAAATTAGAAAAATTACTACTTTGAGTATTTTGTTCCACTCATACCATTTTTAATTTGTAGTAATTGTAATCCTATACCAATACAATAAAATTTAAATTCTTCAGTAGAATTACTTTTAAATACAATTTGAGCAAGATCAATTCTTGAAAAATTAACAGTTAAATCTTCAAAACTACAAACCCATTTACTTTCTTTTTTTACAAAAGGAAGACTTTTTTTTTCATTACAATATAGATAAACTTCAGTTGTGTCTTCTGGCAAAATAGCAATGAGATACTTTAATGGATGATTAAATGGAATTCTTATTTTACGTTCCTTTGTTATTGTATTCTTTATCATTTGTGTTTGATTAAACCAAAAAGAATAATTTTCTGATGGATTTTTAATTTTAACAAGTTCGTATTCAATAGTTACTTCATTATCACAATTTACAATAAGGTTAATATCATGAAATTTTAGTAATGGTAATATGTTTTCATTACTAATTAAATCTATTTCTTGAATAAAAGGACTATTACTTTCTTCAACAAGTGAACCACCAATAGTTAATTTAATACTATTAATATTTTCACCAGTAATTTTAAAATTGGTAATACCATAATAACAAATCTTAGTTTCTGCACGTGGAAATATATAACTTTTATTAAAATTAACTTTGTGATGTGCAATAACAGTGTCAATTATTGGTTTATCATTCGTGTAATTTTCGTATAATTCAACGTCTTGCCATCCATAATATGTCTCATATAATTCTTTTATTGTCATTACTTAAGAATAAAAATACATATTTAATATGATTTTTGAATTTGAAAATTTATTAAGCGATACAGAAATAAATAAATTAATTGAAATTATTAGTAATGTAAAAGAATACTCTAAATTTACTGATAACGGTTTATTTGAAAATAAAAAGTGGATAGATGAAAATTTAGCAAATTTTTTATTTTCAAAGATTAAAGAAAAAAATATACAAAATGTAATACGTCCAAATAAATATATTATGTATGGTAAATTTAATGAAAATGACTTGTTTAGTATACATACTGATACTGGTCTTTTTTATGATAAAAAAAATAAAGAAGCATCTAAATGGACATTTCTTGTGTATTTAAATGACAATTTTACTGGTGGTAATACAATTTTTTATGACGAAAACTGGAATGTAAATAAAGTTATTATTCCTAAAAAAAGTAAAGGACTTTTATTTGATATGTCTTTGTGGCATTCAGGAGAACGTATTATTCAAGGAAGGAAGATATGGATTGGTTGTGAAATAATTGGTAAAATTTAATAGTAAAATCCAGTCAATTCTAAAGTAAAATCACATTCAATAATAGTTACTGTGTTGTCAGTTAGTCCAACAAATGCATTACTTTGTGCTGGAGGTACATTAATTGGCATTTTTGCAGTAATATGTGGTGTTTTATTTTCACAAAAGATGTCAAGATTTACCTTAAAAGCACTTGCGTTGTCTTCTTTACGAATAACAAGTGAATTAATGTTAGCAGTAACACGTTCTTCTGGTAAAATTAAATTAGTGTAATTTTTAATAGACTTTTTGCTACCAAGATACACTTGTGTTATGTGATGACAGTAAATTATTCCAGAATTTACGTATTGATTAACAAAATCAGTTAAAAGAGTACGGTCTTTTTCACTCACAGCTAAACCAACGTAAATTGGATATTCATTTAAAACCAATTTACTTGGATTTAAAATTATTTCCAGACAATCATTGACAATTTTGTCAAGTGGCATTCGTAATGAACGTAGTGTTTCTTGATTTTCAATAATGAAGTCTTTTGTAATTTCTACTAGTGTTTCATTTTGTAGTACTTTAATTAAATTTGCTTCTGAATGTACTTTAAATTTATGGTAATTAGCAGTAGTAAAAGTATAAGCGTCATCAAATGTATAATTGTTTTCTCTTTGTAAAATACCTGATAAAGATACTGCGAGATACACTTTACTGAGTGTGTCAGGTGCAATGAAAATTACTTTTGTTGGTAATGAATAACAAATTTTAAGATAACTGTTGTATTGTTTTTCTTCAACATTACAACGTGAAACAATAATGTATTTTGGTCCATTAGCATTACACAAGTGATACAGTTTACCTTGACACGCAAGTGTATCTCCTGAAAATTGATCTTGTTCAACAAATTCAGCATTATTTAATTTATTAGTAAGTAACTTAGCAATTCTACTTTTACCAGAACCTTGAAGTCCTTGTAAGAAAACTACAGTTGCTAAATTATTGTAATCACGTTTTTGGTATAATTGTGTTTGTTCAAGATATTCACTTTCATTAAATTCACCAAAGTCATCAACTGTAATAATAGGTTCTGTACTAGTAAATTGTTTCCAATATTTATTAAAACCTCCAGTTTCATTACAGGACAAGACATTACATGGATACTTATTGTCCATTAACCAAAATCCAAAAGAATAAAGTAGTCTTGTTAATTCAATTGACTTTTTGGTATTAAGACCGTGGTAGTCTTTTGCATTAATAAATCTATTTTGTAGAGTCTCTAGTGACTTGTATCCACGTCTTGTAATAATTTCACGAAGAAATCTTTTTACAATGTACAAAGCAGACTTAACTTTAGCAAGAACAATTTTGTTTGTAGAGGTATTTCTAAAATACAACACACTTCCTTCATTATTTTTACAACGTGAAATTAAATGTAATGTGTCTAAATTTGGATTTTCTATTTTATTAAATGGTACAGTTTTTAATCCTGTTGAACTAATAAGTTCAAGTCCTTCTAAACAAGAATAAGTATCACCATCACGAAATAGTCCAAAAAAACTAATTGTATTGTCTCCATCTGTAAAGTGTTGTCCATCACATAATTCACCAACAAGACTATATCCAGTATAGAAGTAATACTGTAATTTAAGAATACTTTCTAAATTAAACTTGATGTCTTCAAAAATACTTCTAACGATACTCGTTACATTTTCAATAGTATAAAAATAATCTAAATTATTAAGTGGAACTACAAAATGACTATTTTTAGAACCAAAAAAAAGAATGTTATTTACAATTCTTAAAATAGCAAACTTTCCATTTGCTTTTTCCGTTTCAATTACTTCAAGAACACCTTCATTCTTCCAAGTAGTAATTTCATTCTTATTAAATAAAGTACTTTTAGTACTTTCTGTATTTTCATTGTCATCAGGATCTTCATCAATAGGTGTAATACCAGAAAACTTTCGTGGTCCTTCCATAATTGTTGTAAAAGAGTCACTCACAACAATACTACACGCTCTTGGTAATACTTGTACTAGTTCTTGATTTTTAGCGTAGATGTCGTCTTCAGAATCTCTAAATTTCTTTTTAATAGTGTAAGTATACAAAACGTACTTCTGTTCATTAAAATTAAATTCTTTTACTGAATATTTAATTAAAGACAAACACTTTTCAGAAACACTCTTAAATTGTCTAAAGTAATTCATAATAAAGGTTAAAAACTTTGTCTTTAGATAATTATTTTATCAATTATTCGGGTTGAACCTTCGGTTCAAACTCGTAGCTACGCTACTCGGCTTCGCCAAAATGTAAAGTGATATAAAAGCTACTTACATTAATAAATAA